TCACATTGTAGAAAAGCACTTTTTGTATTAACACTAAAATCACACGCTCTTACTTTAATATCTATATCTGGAGATACATTTCCACATATATATCTAAATTGATCAATATTAGAAAGTCGTGTAATTGGCATTATATATAAATATAAAAAAACATCTTTATATTCATATTCATATTCATATTTTTGTTTTTACTATGTGAAAACGGGATTTTAAATCTTCAAATGTGTAAAAGAATTTATTCTTTGATTCGGTTGTTTTCACGACAAAATCATCAGAGATAGTTATTAAATCTGTCAACTCTTTTTCTGTAATATGTTTTTGGAAACTTAATATGTAACACACGTCAAATATATACGACTCTTCCCCACCTCCTTCAATATCTAAATCTAATATATATTTGACACAAAACTCGGGCGTAAGCGTTTGTGTTGCTAAAAGTATTTTTTCATCAAGATGATTTTCCACAATATTCTGCTCTAGAATATCAATAGAATATTTATATCTATTCTTGAGTAAATCAGTATTTGTTACTTTCATTTTTTCATCTTTATTCATTACGATACTATATACAATACGAAATATTTATATATTTTTATTATATTATACAGTTTGAAGATTTACAACGCCATTTTAAATCTTCAAAGGTGTAAAAGAATTTCTTCTTTGATTCGGTTGTTTCTCAATTAGTAGTATCTAATTGAGAACTTGAGTAGTGATAATTTGAATGTGAAACGAGTTAAGTTTGTTGATTTGCGTTGACAGAATCGGTCACTGGCTGAATTTTTTCAGTCCATTTTTTTGTATTATAAGAATTGAGTTGTAAGTATTTGTCTTTATTTTGTTTCCAAAATTCCACCTTCTCTTCTAATTTTTGTTCACTTGGAGTTTTGGGGTATACCTGGTCTTTTTTGGTTTCCATCAATTTCAAATCTTTTTTAGTAGCATCGGGTTTTTTTCCATAACAGTTGACACCAAACTTAACATACGGGTTTGCGATATAACCACCATTTATACCAGGTCTGCCACAATTATTACCCTTCTTTTTCCCTTTTTCACAAACGCCTTCGTCCAATTTTTGCAATGTATCCCAAGTTTCTTTTTGGGTAGGGAACAATGCCATTTGCCCTTCGGACCACCCGTAGTTGCACCACTCTGCTCCGTTATTGTAGGCTGCCTCAACCTGTTCATAGGAAGCTAATTTGGCGTTGTATGATTTGCAAATTGCCTGTGCGTCGTCATACGTATACAAGTTATTTGAAACATTGAAGACTTCTCCTTCGGGTTCAGCTGTTTTCTCTTCCTCTTTTGATTCACATGCCTCTCCGTCTTCTTTTTCAATGACATTGCTTTCGGCTGCCGATTCTCCTCTAAAGTATGCCTTAATTTTTTCAAAAACTTCGTCAAAAGATATACCAAACAAATACTTTAATACGTCAACAATTAGTACCGTTATCAAGAGGGACCACGCAATTGCTTCCATTGTAGAAACAGAAATAGGTTTGTTTTCTTTGCCCATAGGGATGCCAAAAATATATACTACTAAATATAGTCCTATCAACATGAACATAGAAGTAATTACCGAGGAGGGTGTGTTGACAAATTCAGTAAAAGTATTAATAAATTTACCAGTAATGTTACCGTCTTTGTTGGTAGCTTCTGATGAAATCATATTATATGCGACTAAACCTAACACCATAAAAAATACTATGTCCACTATCATACTGATGCCACGCCCAGTGTTATCAGCAGTAGGAACGGATTGTCCTCTACTGCGATAATAAGAAACCCCCATATAGATACCTAAAAATCCAATCAGTATTAAGATATTTGTAGTAGTGAATAATTTACTAATCGAGTCCTCCATGCCCGCAGTGATATTCTCCTCTGCTTCCGGTTGATTTGTATCTATCTCTGCAGGTTCATCGTCAGCAGACGGAACCACTAAATCATTATTCTTTGATGTATCTATCGGCGCGTCTGTAGATACATTCGTTGTAGTACTCATTCTGATGTAATTGTATTATACTATAATAAGTTATTTTTTTTACGATAAAATAAACAGTATGCCATAGGAGATATAACGACATTCGGGTTTTGAACCTTTTCAACAATATTATCATTATAATGCACCCAACCATTTTCAGAATTCTTAACAAATGCGGTATAATGTCCTCCTGATACATTTCCAACATGATTGCAAACTCCAAATAAATCGTACATATAATTATTAGCATTATACCCACGTACATAGGGCGATAGGTCCAAATCGTTGATGGGAAACTCAATTTGGTTAGACATTTTATGTAGACCATCTGGACTAAATCGTTGCAATGCAATGACGACAATATTTGGAAAGTTCCAAAAAGAATATTGTTTTTTTACATTTTCTTTTGCCTTCGTTTCTTCATTATACCATGCATTGTCACCTTCTAAATATTCTGGTTGTGTAAATAAATCGAAACACTCATATAATGTATGCACGGTTCTTTCCCCTGAACTGATGGGAATATCCAACACGAAGAAACTCTCAGGTACTATAGACAATACTTTGCCTGTATTTTTGGAAACAAGTTCGGAAAAATAAATTCCGTAAAACATTTCCATTATTTCAGAATATTCATTCGAATAACTATTTTTTAACATTTCATAGCATTTTACGGCTAATTTATCCGTCTGATTTTCAGGGTTCCCGTTTATTTTTATATTGACACTTCTCGAGATGCTGTTATGTATACATTCAATAAAAAACTGAAGAAATTCGGGCATGTCGTTTTGAGCCCAGCCGGTGAATATATCGCGCTTCTTTTGCTTAGCGATATGCTGGACATTATGTACAAATTTACGCGGGGCAACTACCCCATTCCCACTCCACATGACTGTGCGTAAATCATCCCACTCATTGATGATAGACGCGTCTGGTAGGCCATCTTTCACATGTCGTTTATAGGCATCAGAGTCTAAAAAATGATTCAGTTCGTACATGTTATTAAGGACCTGCATACATGCATTCAAAAAACAGGTATTGCCTAAGTTTTCTAAACCAACCAACCCTTTTTTATGATATTTGGATAAATCCATTAATATGTTTAGAAGAATATATAAACAAATCTTTATATTCTTATAGAAATGGATAACTATAGTGGACATCGGCGAACCAACTTTGAAAATGATTTACAGAACATTTTATCTGATTATCTATCTAGAAATCTATCTCAAGAACCTGCTGGCGAAAATAGTTCAAATGGAAATCCTCAAAGTTTCAATGGTTACACCTCCAATCAACCTCGTATGACTTCACCGCAATCACCTCCTACAAATACCGAAAATATTCGTTATAATCAAATGTTATATCGCATATTAGATAATGTCGACAGGTCAATGCATGCTTATCATAACAATGTCTCTATGTATCTATCTACTATGAATCGCATCATTGGACAGATACCTGCACCGCAAACATACTATCGGGAGCCTCCTAGAAATTATTCCCATACAAGTAATACAAATCATCGCAATACACCAAGTCATTCCTTTGGAGAAGATACAAGACGAAATCCATTGCGCCCATCGCATGATATGCGAACAAATACTGCACAGCCAGTGAGATATGACCATATTTTGACATACACATTGCCACAATTAACGACTCTGTTTGCCAACGACACAAATACAAATGATTTGTTCAACAGTCTATTCCAAAATGTTGTGGTTAGACCTACCCCACAAGAATTAGACAATGCCACTGAACGAATTACTTACAGTGAAGACGCATTTTTAATGAATGATAGATGCCCGATATCTCTGGAAGAGTTCGCCATTGGAGACGAACTAATCAGAATTCACCACTGTGGTCATGTATTTACCGAGTTGTCGTTTTCACATTGGTTTCAATCCAACGTGAGGTGTCCAGTATGTAGACACGACATACGAGACATGTCTGATAATGTAACTTCAGCTACCGCATCCACTACTGCTGATGAAGTTGATAGCGAAGACCATGAATCAAACGAAGATATAGTTGATGAAAATACCGAAGTAGATAATTCAATGAATACACAGTTTGGTTTATTTAACAATTCTGGTGATAATTTACTAGATATAATCAATACAAATATACAATCTCTAATTGACCCTTCGTCAAATTTAGGCTTTCGTTTAGAAATACCTATACAGTATTCCGAAACCTACGATTCATCAAATAATGTCGTTGGGCGAACTCTATTATGATAAGGAAAGGCGTGTTGTATATATTTAGCATGCATGTCAATGGACAGCACTGTATGGTGATGTGCAGTTGTTCTATTTTGGACATAAACTAGCTGTACATGTGAATAAAATTATTAGATAAATATTTATAGAGAAATATATTTATCTATTGTATATTAAGATGACAATTGTTCAAAATATTGCAAATACACCGAGGGCAGTGAATACTAGCCATCGTGATGGAGAAATGTCAGCAACTAGAGGTGTCCTTCGTCGCGCATGGAACCAGGAAAATGCCAGTGGTACAATCAATGGAAACAAACGAGTAATTACCCCGTTTCGTGCCGTGAATAATTTAGGTGATTTTTTAGCTCGCAAAGATTATGTGTGCGGTGGACCCAATCAGGTGAGTGCAAGTAGACCTGGATGGAAAGGACACATCGGTTCGATTATATCGAATTGTGATGGAAGTGGTGTCACTGGATATTCAGGGAACGTAAAATTCGTATCGGATTCTTCCGATTATGTTACATACAAAAAGCAGCGTGCATTGAATCTTAACTATAACGACATTAAACACTAATCTATTTTCTTTTTCATATATTTCTATGGGTATGGTATACTCATAGAAATATCAATATGTATAGAATGATTCAAAATATTAATAACAGTACTCTTACTGGTACGAAAGCAATGCCATTGAAAGACCTTACCAGTAACAATGAAAGCCAATTTCAACTAGCCCGACACACCTATTCAGAGTCCCTGATAGTTACCCCCCTTACAGAAAGCGAGAAACAGCAAAAAAAATGGTTTGGTAACCGTGATGCGTCTGGCGTCATTGCTAGACGAAAAAGTAATAATGTAGGAGTAGGTTCTTTTAATGCTTCGGGTGGGTCATATTCTATGACTTCTTACAATGATACTAATACTGCGAATGCAGCTATCCGTCGTGTGCGTGCAGGGGGTGCAGTTGCCCCACCTAAGAAAGCGGCTAGGCCCGTCGTCACATAAGACGCGAAACCGATGTGAAATTGTATGCATATATGGGTTCCGTAGTGTTTACGTAAAATACAGATTCGAGATGTAGTTTGGTATCCTCTAATGCTGGATAGACGAATCTACTGTATAAAAGGTACGAACTAATCATAACGTATATTAGCAACCACATATCTTGTAAAAGAAGAGAAGATAGAGTGTTTGTTTGTCTCCTTTCAAAACTATCAAATCAATTTTTGCATTTCTGCATTTTTTTCCAACTATATCTTATAATAATGAATAATTATTTAGCCGAATTTTTAGGAGCTGCTCTCTTCATCTATGTCATTCTTGCTACTGGCAATCCTCTTGCTATTGGTGCTGCATTGGCTTTAGTCATCCTTCTTACCAGTAATATTTCAGGTGGACACATCAATCCTGCTGTTTCTATTGTCATGGCTTCTGCTGGTAAGCTTCCCGTAACAGACCTCGTACCTTACTGCCTAGCACAGATATTCGGTGGACTGGTTGCATTAGAAATGTACAAGCGTTTTAAACTTTAAATTGCTAAAGCACAATATGCGATAAATTCATATAGATTTTCATAATAATAAGAATATTATTATGAGCGATTTACATTGTACGTTTGATTGCCTTATATGCAATAAATAGACCGATTACAGAAATAGACCCAACGTAGACAGTAGAAATCCAGTCCAACTTATACTTTTTAGTGTCTATTCTATCGATGTCTACGTCACCATTGTCAATGCCTTTGACGGATGGAATTTTTTTCGGAATGGGTTTTTCATCAGATGTAATTGCAGATAGCACTGATAAACTACCTTTCTCTGCGTCATCGTCTTGTACTGAAATTTCTACATCTGTTTTCTTATTTTTTTGCATAACAACATGACTAGAATGCAAAGAGGTTTTGTACAAAGAAGCAATATTATTATCGAAATTCTCCTTTCTATTTTTACACTGCATTGCCTCTAAATTATAAAAATTCGATTGATGCAAATTTCTCATTGTGTCTTCTTTTTTGTTTTCAATATTGGGTATGTTATTAAGAAGTTTCTGCAACATATTATATAGTGTAGTTACATTTTTTTTTTGGAACCTAAATGAAAATATCCGTATCCAATGTTACAAATGGTATAGAGATATTTTCATTATATAGATATACACGTTATGTGCGGTATATTCGCTATATTCAACAACAATCCAAATGTGGAAAAAATAAAATTAATTGAAAATGGGTTCATGAAGGGAAAACATCGCGGACCGGAATTCTCTACTTATGAAAACGTGATGATAAATGCAAATTTCGGGTTTCATCGGTTGGCTATCAATGGGCTCAATAATGAGTCCAATCAGCCACTCCGCATAAAAGACATGGTCCTGATTTGTAATGGTGAAATTTATAACTACAAAGAATTATACAAATTGATGGAAATTGAGCCTGAAACTGATTCTGATTGCGAAGTAATTATTCACATGTATATGCATTACGGAATGGAACAAACACTACAAATGCTAGACGGCGTATTTTCGTTTTGTTTGATTGATTATCGTTTGTCATCCTCCACCTCTAAAATGTACATTGCTCGGGACCCTTATGGAATCAGACCGTTGTATATTATGACACCAACAGCTTATGCCAGACATCACCATAAAGACAAACACATGTTTGCCATTGCGAGTGAATTAAAAATGTTGGCTGATTTATACAAGTGTGAAGAAACTGGAAAAAAAACAAAAAAACAATTGTATGAAATTAAACAGTTTGTACCGGGTACATACAGCTTCGGGAATATGGTTCATGCAGCTTTCCCAATGTGGAAGATGCAAAAACAGAATTGTTCTTACCATTCGGCCGGATTTTCATCATGTATATATAACTCCTCCATTGATAGGAACGTAATCTACAAAAATATTCAGCATTATTTATTGAAGGCGATACATAAGCGATGCGTAACGACAGACAGACCAGTTGCATGTTTATTGTCAGGCGGTCTTGATAGTAGTTTGATAACAGCTTTGGTAAATGAATATTGTAAGAAACATGACAAACCACCATTGGAGACGTATAGCATTGGTCTCGAAGGGTCAGAAGATTTAGTGTACGCAAAAAAAGCTGCCGATTATTTGGGCACAAAACATACCGAAATTGTGTTGCAAGAGTCAGGTTTGTTGCATGCGATACCGTTTGTAATTAAAGACATTGAAAGTTATGATACTACTACAGTGCGTGCTAGTATTGGCAATTGGCTCATTGGGAAATACATTTCTGAACATAGCGATGCGAAGGTAATATTCAATGGAGACGGGGCAGACGAGTTGACTGGAGGTTATTTATATGTAGGGTCAGCACACGATATGATTGAATATGACAAAGAATGTAGACGACTTTTGAAATATATACATACATTTGATGTACTTCGGTCGGATAAGTGCATTTCGTCTCATGGTCTAGAACCGCGTACTCCATTTCTCGACCGCGAATGGGTGCAATTTTATTTGTCTATTCCTATTCATATTCGATGCAAAACACGGGATATGGCACGTGAAAATAACGAAACATTTATAGAAAAGGAGTTATTGCGTACCTCATTTTCCATTGATAATTTCAAAGATGCTGAAGGAAAACAATTGTTACCTGATGAAATATTGTTTCGTCGCAAAGAGGCGTTCAGTGACGGTGTATCAACACAGACTCGGTCATTGTATGAAATTACAAAAGAACATGCGGAAAACTATTTCAAAGAGGTTATTTTGCCCGAATCAGTCTTTACTCCTCTTGATTATCATGACAATTATGATAAAATAGTAAAAATTCATCCTAAAATGGATATGCTACATGACCATATGATGCCAGATACGGCAGAAAAGTTTTATTATAGATATTTGTTTGAAAAAGATTACAAAGGATTGGGCAAAATTATCCCTTTTTTCTGGATGCCAAAGTATGTGAATTCAACCGACTCGAGTGCACGTACATTGGATATTTACAAAAGTACGACAGATACTGCATAGTGCGATTCCAAACAATAATAATAATGAATATTGTTATTATTGATATGATAATTTAAAAATCTGAGTTGAAGTCAAACACATCTGTATCCACTGTTTTGTTCGCCAATGCATATTCCGAGTTTGTTCTCTCAAAGAAGTTTACCTTTGATTCTACACTGATTAACTCCATAAAATCAAATGGGTTCTGTGAATTATAAATCTTATCGTAGCCGAGCTGAACAACTAATCTATCCGCAACAAACTCTATATATTGGACCATCAACTTCGTGTTCATGCCAATCATGCGGCATGGGATTGCGTCACAAATAAACTCTTTTTCAATTTCGACTGCTTCCTGAATAATCTCATAAATTCTCTTTTTATTCAACTTTTTGTTCAACTTTGAATACAATAATATGGCAAACTCAGTATGCAATGCTTCGTCGCGAGAAATAAGTTCGTTTGAAAATGTAAGTCCTGGCATGAGACCACGTTTCTTAATCCAATAAATAGATGCAAATGATGCAGAAAAGAAGATGCCCTCAATTGCAGCGAACGCTACAAGTCGTGCCCCAAAGCTACTTCTATTATCATTCAACCATTTTTTCGCCCAGTCGGCCTTTTTTGCAATACATGGGAAATTTTGTGTGGCCTCAAATAGTGTTATTTTCTCTTTACTGTCCTGGATATAGGTGTCAATCAATAAACTGTACATTTCAGAATGAATATTCTCCATGGCTACCTGGAATCCATAAAACGCACGAGCTTCTGACAATTGTACATCCCCCATAAAACGAACCGCCAAATTTTCTAATACAACCCCATCTGAAGCCGCGAAGAACGCCAATACCATTTTTATAAATTTCTGTTCATCTGCATTCAACTTTTTCCAATCATTCAGGTCTTTAGATAAATCTACTTCTTCTGCTCGCCAAAAACAATCAACTTGTCGCTTATACATTTCCCATACGTCATTGTAGTGAATTGGGAACATTACATAGCGATTTTCATCTGATGTGAGCAAAACTTCGTTAACAGTAGATTCAGCCATCTCTGATGCCTAAATAATATATAGTCTAGATTTTATCTCCTTTTATAAAATATATTCTAACTCGTAAAAATATCGATATTTTTATATTCCGCTGCATTACACTTACCAGTTTCAGCAATCATATTTCAAATATGTATTTGCATTGTCACTGAACCCATCGCGCTGTTTGCCCAATCTATTTGTAAAACAATACCAACCGCCTTTCTCCTGCAATTTATTCCATATTTGGTCATTCGCATATTTCCAATGTTCCATTGTTGATTCCAATAAAGGCAAATTTTCCTCATATAGATTGATTAACTCATCATAACATGTATGGTTAACAATATATCCTGACGCTGTTGCAGCTCTTTTTACTTTTGTTAAATACAGATGCTTTAAATCTGCCATTCCAGAGTGCAAATTATAGGCCAACATGCACACTTTGAAATCAGTGACGTTAGTAAAAAATGTTTCTAATTGCCGTTCGACCGTTTCTTTTGGTTCTACAAAAACAAAATCATCTTCAAAAATAATGATATTTTTATACCCTCTGTTTTTTGCTAGTTTCAATACTTCCAAATGTGATTTTCCGCAACCGACTATTCCTTTTGGCGGCGAGTAATAAATTCCGGGAAAACGCTCTGCCTGCCAACCCATTGTGTCCATTTCTGTTTCAAACTCTTTCTTACGGTCATCCCGTTTATCTAAATTAATATAGAAAATTTTATCAATATTTTTCGACATTATACAAGTTTGTTAAGATTTTTTTAACTATGTTTGCATTGAAAAATATTATTACACATTATTGATAATCGAAACAATATATTTCTTTCCCGTAAAATATTATACTTTCATATAGTAAATTTAGGTATGAAAAATACAGAAGACAAAATTGGAAATCTTCTGAATGAACCTAAAAAAAAGACACGAAAAACCAAAAAACAACTCGAAAAAGAACTGCTTTTAGAATATAAATATGAAAATCCATGCGATGACTCATTGCTGAACAAATCCTACACTATGATGCAGCATTTGTCGCAAAAAGAACGGAAGGCTTTCGATGAAAAATTTACACAGCCTAAAAATGGTATGCAACGAGATTATCACAACCTTTTGAATCAAAAAACAAAAAAAATTGTAGTTGCTACCGGACCTGCTGGAACTGGAAAAACATTGTTTGCTACAGAAACCGGTGTAAAATATTTCCTGATGGGTATGTTCGATAAACTAATTTTTACACGCCCTTCAGTTTCCGTGGACGAAGACCTAGGTTATTTGCCAGGTACATTAGAAGAAAAAATGGCACCATGGGTTCGTCCTATCTATGACATATTGTATAATTTTATGACACCAAAGGAGGTGACCGCCATGTTGGAGGAAAAAATAATTGAAATTTCACCGCTCGGATACATGAGAGGAAGGACGTTTAAAAACTGTTGGATAGTTGCCGATGAAATGCAAAACTCCACTGTTTCTCAAATGAAGATGTTGATGACTCGTTTGGGAGAAAACAGTAGATTGGTCATAACCGGTGATTTAGACCAACACGACAGACATAATGAACAAAATGGTTTAGAAGATTTTTTGAGTAAATTCAAAGGGAAACGTTCGGCTAGTATTTCTAGTGTAGAATTTGACAATACCGATATTCAGCGCGAAAATGTGGTGAAAGAGGTTTTAGAAATATATGGTGGTGACATTCCTATACATTATCATTCAGGTTCAGATAGTGACTAAACAGAGATATATTCATTGTAATTTATTTTCAGTGAATATAATATACGTATTATGAAAAACGTTGCTTCTAAATTAACAAAACAGGTTAAGAATTTCAAACTTAAATCTCTTTTGCAAAATAAGTATGTCCTTTATGTATTGGTATTGATTGCGTTGTTGAATATTCTTACGCTTGCAAACGGTAAAGATTTCAATTCGGTTATCGTATTCGTCATTGTCGGATTTTTAACAAGTTTCTTCAGTAAAAATATGATTGTTATCCTACTCACTGCTCTATTGTTTACCCATGCTTTGAAATACGTGAATAAGATGTTACGCAAAGAAGGAATGGAGGACAAAGAAGAGGAAGAAAAAGAGGGTATGAAAAACAAAAAGAGAAGAAAGAAGGAGGGCATGGAGAATGAAGACGCTAGCACCGAAGAGGTTGTAGAGGCAGATGAAGGTGAAACTGGAAATGAGGATGTAGCCAATGAAAATAAAGACGAGGAGTTCCGTAAGAAAAAGGAAACATACGATGAATTGAAAAACGATTTTACCGAATTTCAGACTATACAAAAAGATATTTTGAAGAATATGAAAGAAATTGACCCTCTATTGAACAAAGCGGAATCATTCATTAATAAATTTGAACAATACAAGAATAAGAAATAAATAGCCAATTACGAAGTCATATCTATATATTTATCTAATAATTATATAGATTAGAAAAACCATATGTATTTAGATATATTGAAATTTTTGAACCAAAAAAATGACAATGGGTTGATACTTATATTTACCGTAACCTTTATAATATTCATTTTATTTCATATATATTCGAAATATTACACGGATGTCGTCGAGCCATTGAAGTTTAAAAAAATAGTCAAGTCGGCAGGCAAAGCTGTTAGTAAAGCCGCAAGTGCGGTAGACCCGACCAAATTAGTAAACGATGCTTTAGACAACATGACAGATGGTTTTTTAAAAATATTCGACCCAATTAAGAAACCATTTGTTGATTTTTTTGATAATATTGAAAAGAAATTTAAAAAAATAAAAGAATTTCTAAATTCTATACCCAATGCGCTAGAGAGTATAACAAAGGAAGTAACTGATGTCCTTGAAAAAGCGTTGAATGACATGAGAAAGATATTAATGAAACCAATGAATGGGATTGATGAGATGATAAGTGATTTTCAAAAACTTATCTGTTTATTTGAGTCATTTCCAGATAGAATAGCCAATGCTATATCGGGGGTTGATTTAATTTTTCAAGGGATAGGCGAACAATTTGAACTAATAACAAAAGCTGCAGGCCGAGGACTTGATGAAACGTCCACATTATCAAACTACTCGATTGTATTTTTCAACTCCTATCTAAAATGTTTTATGAAGTTCTTATTGAATATGCACAGATGTTTCTTCTTTTACATTGTCGATGTATTTGGGAAATTCTTTTATCTCCCAATACGCATTGTAATGTGGATGTCTGCTCAGTATTTTGACTTTGATTTATCGCCTACCGAAAAGAAAATCTGGAAAGGCATGGATTACATAGACAATATTATTTTTTCAATGTTTGGTTTCCACATTATCCATTTCCCAGAATCAATACGCAAAGATTGTTACACATGTATTCGATTACGTAAGGAGGTCATTAATCGACAGGCAAAGGTGGTCGACCATACATTCAATGTTGAAATGCCAGACATTGTTAATAGTGATATAACAAAGGTCGGACTTGCTAAAATGCGGAAAGGTGTACGGCACTTCGACGAAGTGACCGCGATGCCCAGAGCGAGACCGCCGAATCGTGTAAAATAAACAATATTAAAATCTAATCTAATAATAAAGATTGCATTTTATCATGGGATTAGTAGAGGATGCATTGAAAAATATTAAAAAACCAGTAAAAAAAATATTTGACCCACTTACAAAAAGCGCTGCTAAATTTTTGAAAAATATACCAAAAGACATGAATAAGGGATTGACTAACATAGAAGATGATGTCAATGGAATTCCTGATACAATTTTCAAACCGATATCGCAATTCATGAAGAAAAATGTAGAAGACCCCATTATGGATTTAATTGATGGTATCGATGAGATGATTCTTAATTTTGCACATATTGTGTGTTTTATAAATAAATCACCTGTTCGAATTCGCAATTTATCATCTTCCTTCGAAAATGTATTCAATGGTGTAATAGAGGAATTTGTTTCACTTGGATATGCATTTGCATTAGGTTTTAATAGTATTTCTTCTATGGTATATTATATTTTTACATTTGTCGGTTCTTATTTAGAATGTGGTGTGAAATTTTCACAAAATATATTCTTTTGTCTTCCCTTTTACATTTTTGATATCATTGGCCAAATTTTGTATTTACCCATTCGTCTTCTTTTGTGGGTATTTAGCACTTTTTTGGCTATTAATCTATATGCTACAGAAAAAAAAGTATGGAATGGACTCGATGCTATGAGTGAAATGTTATTTCCATATATTGGATTTCACCTTGTACATTACCCGAAAAATGTGAGGGAAAATTGTTATGTGTGTGTAAGACTGAAAGAAAAAGTTGTAGTGGATAAAGCAAAGGATGTTGACGAAACATTCAGAGAAGAAATACCGGATATACTGACCCGCAGTAGAGAAGTCTTAAACAAAGGAGGTCGTCAGTTTGCCGAAGTTTTCGCTTACCCTATCGTCAAAGAACCTCAATACGTGTAATATTATATAACCGTAATATATAGAATGGCAAAAAAATGTGCTCCTGGAGTCATATGCATTGAAAATGTGACTCTCGTATTATTGATTTTGTTTGTATTGATAGCTTTGTATATATGGTATATTTCGTATGTATTGCCTTCTTACAAACAAACGACTCCGTTTCATCAGACTTTATCCGCGGTTACAACTGCACCTATACTATTACCTATGTCCAGCAAACAGGATATCTTTAATGACCCATATCAACCCCCATTGAAACAAAATATGTATCATCCTAGAGATTCTAGTGATGTACGTGGTATACCTGTCAATATCGAAACTAGAGGTTTACCGACTTCCTATCAACAAATCGGCATTTTGAATAGAACTTCTAGTGCATCTAGTGATATGATTTTACCCTTGATGGGTAAACGTACTATGGCTGGACGAGACAAATGGCAATATTACACCATGGCTGATTCTGGCAATCTGAATACTAGACTCCCAGTAAGCGTAAACGGAAAAAGTTGTTCAGGCGAATATGGTTGCGATGAAATATATAACGGGGATGTTGTTTATGTAGAAGGGTATAATGATACTTTTCGTGCGACTATTTATGAAAATGGTTCCTTTCAATATATCCCACTACTTTAGATGATTTGATAGTGAGATATTCTTGTTATGTGTGAAAATAAACTATAATAATATAATATAGTTTGTTTTATTATGTCATATTTTTACCCTGATGAAATCAATGTAGTGAATGAAACATTAGAATTACAATATCCAAAAAATGACATCAATAAAAGACATTTTGAAAAGAAAATGACGACGGTTGCAAATTCTAAACAAAATGCATACAAACCCATTGAAGTTGATGGTGATTATATTGCATCTATTAATTCATATTATCAGATTATATTGCCAAACAAAGAGCCCAATTTGAATTATTCCAAACTCAATCCTACTGGGTTCAGTGCGCGTTCTTTGTATTTGTATGGTTTGATTCACGATAATATTGCGGATATTACAGACAATAATTCATCAATCGTCGGCGAATTAGTCATCGAACACAAACCTAAAACCGCAGTTAATCTTCGCGTATTTACATGCTACCTATTAGAGAACAACGACGGTAAGGCCAATGATTTAGATAATCTTATTTCCTTCATTCAAAATCAGGATAAAACAAAAGAAGTTCCCTTTGATTTGAACAAGTTGATAGGCAAACAGAAAAAATGTATCCATTACGAAAGCGAATATGACCATGTATTCGTTTTTACCAAACCCATTTCAGTGAATACAGAATCTGCCAACTTTATCAAAAGTATGTTGACTACTAATACTGATTTATTTGAAAAATCGGCGGCATCCGGGGTAAATATGATTGAGTTTGGACCAGCAACTAAACCGGATAACAAGAAAAAACGCGAAAAAGAAACGGAAGACTCGCCTATTGAAAGTTTCATTGGCAGTATATTTGGAAACAATACGAAAGAAGGCAACCAAAATATGGAAGATATTTATATAGATTGTCAACCTGTCGACGAAAGCGAAGAGACTGATACCGCAGTGATTAGTTCTGTGATGAATACCACCGATAGCAAAAAAAAACAGTCTATTGATTTCTACAAGATGGTTAATAACTTTTTCATGTTTATTTTAATTATTGTAGTTTGCCGGATGGCCATACCGACTATGTACAAAGTCGCTATTTTGAACAACATTATTCGTTGGAGAGAAAATTCAGATGAATATAAAAAATACATTCGTCTTGCTGATTATCTACTCTTATTCATCGTCAGTGTTTACATCTTACATTATTTCCGCATAGGAATGACGAAAGAAGGAAAAGGCATTTTTACGGTGTTTTTTATGTTGGTTGCAGCGGTATCGGTGTTTGGATACTCCATTATTCAATTGAAAAAACGCGATGCTGATTACATGACTATCATGAAAGATGGCGTACCTGAAAAAATCGAATACTCTGAAGAAGAAAAAATAAATACAGGTTTTGTTGAGTTTATCAAATTTCCTTTCATTGCATATAGTCATGCATTAAAAAGCTCTTATCTAGCTTTATGGATTACTATGTTTATCATATATTCTATATTTTTGAATTTGTTAAAGATATCCGATAAAAAATTCTGGGTGAAAGAATTTATTTTATTCAATACAACGGTATTATCACCTTTTATCTATTTATCTATTAAGGGTGCTACATAAGTACTGGCAATATTATGTAATATGAAATATTACATAATCAAGAATTCATATATTTATACCATGGATGCACTTCCTACATCTTCTGCTACTGGACTAAAAGAGGAAGATACGTAAGATGCAATGTCACTCTTACCTACAGGTGCCATTTTGTCCACGATTTGTTCCTCCAATGTTTCCTTCTCAACCGGATTCATTTTCTTCATTTTATCGTCCTTTTTCTTTTGACTGGGGGTGTGTTTCATAATGATTTCTTTTCCGGTTTTCTTACTACTTCTGCGCAATAATTCATATGCTACAAATACAAACAATACTGCCAATACAGGTGTCATGTTGAAAAACATATATACAGCCAATGCAAATACAGCTATCATTCCCATAGATGTATCTACCATCTGGGCGACCATATCAGGCATTTCGATTGGCAACACTACATATAATGCAAAAATTACTGCCAGTATCATTTCTAGTTGAGACATCTTTTTAAAGGAGGTTAAAAGTTTCATTATATATTATATACTACGTTTTTTTTTGTGAATATTCTTTTATTTGAACGCTTATAAAATTGATATTTCCTAAATACATAGCTATATAGTATATTGCACCTACAACGATTATGGACCGTTTCATCACTAAAAATAAAAAGGTGATTAAACCCCATCCAAAAAAGGCTTTGAAAGAAGCGAACACTTTGTCAAATGAATATTTAGAATCCATTCAAACTACTGCTTATATTGGAAAAAAAGGATACACCATTTCTAAATCTGCTCTTACGAATGAAGACATCGAATTTCTCCGCAAAGATTTATTTGTAAAACCTCAAATTATGGGTGCAACCTACGGCTCTCCTGACGCAACCGCCTTTCCAGTGTACCGGGAAAATGCGAACAAAATATACCTTCCTCGTTTTTATGGAATTCAGCGATACGGTATTCCAATGAAGACGGACATCGAACCGGGGGATAACATACAGTTAGAATTCGCTAAAACTTTGCGAGATTACCAAACAAAAATTATCGATGTGTATACGAAATATGTAGATAGAAAACTATGTGCAGCGGAAAATAGTATAAATGGGTCGGGTGGAATACTCGAGGTTCCGTGCGGCAGAGGGAAAACGGTGATGGCTTTAAAAATAATTTCGACTCTCTCTAAAAAAACACTCATTATTGTACATAAAGAATTCCTTATGAATCAGTGGATTGAACGCATCGAAGAATTTTTACCCGGAGCACGTATTGGTAAAATACAAGGCGGTACATTTGATATTGAAAACAAAGACATTGTGATTGGTATGATGCAAACACTGTACGACAAAATATACCCATCTGATGCGTTTTCATCGTTTGGTCTTACTATTGTCGATGAAGTCCATCGCATTGGAAGTGAACAGTTTTCCAAGACATTATTCAAAACAATTACTCCATATATGCTAGGAATTTCAGCAACAGTTGAAAGAAAAGATAAGTTGACAAAGGTATTGCATATGTTTATTGGAGAAAAGATATACAGTGAATCTCGTGAAGACGATGACCCTGTATGTGTACGCGCAATCCAATACAAATCTGGTGATTCTGAATTCTGCGAAACTGAACTGGATTATCGTGGAAAAACCAAATATAGTACTATGATAACTAAATTGTGCGCCTTCGGCCCGAGAAGTGATTTTATTGTGCGGGTACTCGCTGATTTGATAAATGAAAATGCAAAGTCGCAAATTATGATTTTATGTCACAATCGCTCATTATTAACCTATTTGCATGACGCTATTGTGTTTCAAAAATTTGCTAGTGTAGGTTATTATGTAGGTGGAATGAAACAATGTCATTTACAAGAGACTGAAAAACAACAAATCGTTTTGGCAACCTATGCTATGGCAGCAGAAGCGCTTGATATTAAAACGTTGTCTATTCTAGTAATGGTGACACCTAAAACGGACATTACTCAGTCAGTGGGTCGCATACTGAGGGTGAAGCATGAAAACCCCATCATAGTAGACATTGTAGACTCGCATGATATTTTTCAGAATCAATGGATTCAACGCAAACGATTTTATAAAAAATGTAACTATCGCATTGTACAGAGCGATTCCAATAAATACAATGGCGGTGATACCAAATGGAGGTCTTTGTATGAACCATGTAACCATTCAGGTGAAGTTGCTGACGACAAAGAAGACCTCCCTCCTGCGAAATGTCTTATTGACGCATCTATTTTCAAAAATTGCTAACTTCTTTCTACTTTCAATTATGTAGCAAAACCAAATAAAGCATACTTTGTTTTGTTGTCTATAGATACTTATTGTATGAATACCTGCGTTGAATATATTTGGATAGGGGGTGACAATGAAATTCGCTCCAAAACCAAAGTAATCAGTAAAGCGATTCAATCTTTGACAGATGTCCCCATATGGAATTACGATGGCAGTTCTACTAACCAGGCAACTACCAGCGAATCTGAAGTCATCTTAGTACCAATTGCGTTGTTCAATGACCCATTTCGAGATTTTTTACATGATAAACTAGTTTTATGTGAGACGCGCACGCCTGATAATAAACCAATCGCTACTAACCACAGATACTCGGCTAACAAAATATTTCAGCAAAATACACAGCAAGAACCATGGTTTGGTTTAGAGCAAGAATATTTCATGATAGACAAGAATACTGACCTTCCGTTGGGATATAATAAAAACAATCAACAAGGACAATATTATTGCAGTGTAGGTACAAACAATGCATGTGGCCGACCTTTGGCTGAAAAACACATGCATCATTGCATAAAAGCTGGTATCAACATTTCAGGTATCAATGCAGAAGTTGCACCCGGACAATGGGAATTCCAGGTCGGCCCGTCTATCGGTATCGATTCAGGTGACCATCTATGGATAGCTCGGTACATATTGTATCGATTGGCAGAAGAATACAATATAGTCATTACACTTGAACCCAAACCATTGAAAGGCGATTGGAATGGCTCGGGTTGCCATACTAATTATAGTACAAAAAATATGAGAGAAGGCACTGCCGATAAGAAGGGCATTGAATACATCAATGATGCGATACTGAAATTATCGGTTAATCACGATGAACATATGCAGGTATATGGTTCAGGTAACGAAGAACGTATGACCGGAATGCACGAGACTGCTTCTTTCAGTGAATTTACATTTGGCTCGACTAACCGCGGTGCATCTGTACGAATTGGGAATGAAAACGTGAAAAACGAAAAAGGATATTTTGAGGATAGGCGGCCCAGTTCAAATTGTGACCCCTATCTAGTTACTAGTATCATCTTCCAAACTACGTGTTTGGAAAACTGTTAGTTTCATAATACACTTTTACATAGTATTATGAAATATTCAAATGTGTATAGACACGCATCCCCTCTTTATTTTTTTCGATACGTTTTTCTCTTGCTACTTTTGCGCTTACCTAATTTACATTTTCTCTTTGCTGATTTTTTCATTGTCCCTCTGCGACTTCTTTTTCTCTTACCGCCTACTAATTTTGAGCTCATTCCTAATTGTCCCTCATTGGAATGAGTTCCTGTAGGATTTACAGTTGGAAGGGCATTGCCTTCGTTATAAGTATGATAAGGAGTTAAATTTCCTGACATTATATATTATGGTTGGATTTTATTTTAACTTGAATATTTTGGTGAAATAGGCCCAGAAAAAGATTCCAACAAAACATTTCGAAAATAAATCGAGAACATTGAAGGAAACATTCTTTGTCACTTCGTCAAAAAAATATACTACTCCATATAGCGCCCATAGTATCAAAAATACAAAATACAATAATGTGTTGTCGAAATTATAATGGTTTGCTAAAAACGTTTTATATAGATAACCGAACAACCCTGCAAAAAATGCAAACCCGAATCCATTGGCTGTGAATTTGGAAAGAGCGCCAATTTCACCCATGTATCCTAAACCTAACATTCCATAATTCAACACTAGAATGACAATATAACTACTGAATGAAAGAGACCCTTGTTTTGTATTGTACAGGAACGCCAATGCGAGAACCAATAACATAATAGGGGTAGTGATTGCCCAGTCAGTGTATCGCATTTTGTTTATTTTTGCATAGTCGATTTCGGGCTCTTTTTCTATTTTGTCTACAAACTTACCATAGAAGAACGCAGCAACGACTGATATACATGTTTCTAAATTGAGAATATTACGAATTTTGATATCATCGGTTCTCATTGCCTCAATAAAAGTAATCGTTGCAGTGGTCATTAAGAATACGTAAGTGATGTAAAAACTATTATCTATCATTTGTTTATCGCTAGCTGAAGCGATTTTTGATAATATTTGTTCGCTCATATACACCTTTGGTGTATATTTTTTTCTGCAACTAAAGAGACGTGTTTGGCAAAAATTGATACAAAAACGATGTTTGTCATTACAAACATTACTATACTAAGCTAGAATCAGCAATGAATACATATTTCTCAGAAGAACTACTAGAGTGTATCAAAAAAGATAACTTTCTCAATCTTTCAATTCATCATCATCATAGCTTATCTGTACCATTTTTACGCCCAAATCATCATGCCGTTCATAACTACAATAAGAATATTTTCTTTGAATTAAATAATTTTGTCTATTTGGAACCGTGTAAATTTACAATAGATGATTTACAAAAAATACTCCATTCTACTGTAATCGTACAATATCCTTCAGATACATATTGGAGCACAGAATATACATTACGTTTTATGAAACTTACAAAGGTCACTGATAGTGATGTTTATTTTGAAAATTATATTACAGATACGGTGATTTTAAACGATGGTACTACAAAATTGTTTTGTGATACGTTCCATGAGAAAATATGTAACTTTAGATGCGGCGATGATACATTGCCCGCCTATAAAATTTGGTTACCTGTAAATATGTGTAATGACTTATTTCTTACAAATACTAAAAAGTAATTAAGAATCTTACAATGCATATCAATGTGTGTATATGTAAGAACGTCACCTATACTTGAGAGATTATATATATTATAATTTATTAGTATTCAAAAAATAAACTGGGGTCACTCAGAAAAAATGGACAAAAATAAATGTCCATTTTTTCATTTTGGGATGGAAAACCTGTTTTCAAAACACCAAAAAAGCATTTTAGACGACAATGCAGTGAAAAACGAACATTGTATGATTTTGATGACTGCATTATTTTTTGACCATTTTCAATCGCATTATTTAGGGGGGATTTTTTTGTTTCAATATTATAGCATAAATGAAACATATTTGTCCCAAAAAATCCCAAAAAAATAAGCAATGTTTCAAATGTATAAATTGCAACTATATTACCAGTAGCAAAAAAGATTATTCGAAACATTTGAGGACACTGAAACATAAAAAATGGGGTAATGAAACAAATGAAACAAATAAAATCCCCACTGCATATGAATGCGACACATGTAATCTAATATGTAATAGCAGAACGTCTTTATGGAGACATAGACAACAATGTAACAATATAGACCCTGTACTCAATGATACAGATTCTACAGATAATATTCTTTCTACATCTGCTATTCTCGAGTTGATAAAACAGAATCAAGAATTCAAAACGTTATTGGTAGAACAACAGCATGAAAATCACTCGTTACAAAGACAATTGATTCGTGCTGTGAAAGAAAGTGGCAATACATACAACAGTACTACAAATAACAATAACAACCAGAAATTCAACCTCAATTTCTTCCTCAATACTACATGTAAAGACGCAATGAACATGACTGATTTTATTGAAACCATGAATGTAAAATTCGAGGATATTGAGAACATCGGTAGGAATGGATATGTAGCCGGCATGACTGATATGATTATGTCACGTATGAAAAATCTCGATGTCACCAAACGTCCTATGCATTGTACAGACATGAAAAGGGAAACCATCTATATAAAAGACAATGACGTTTGGGAGAAAGACACCAATAATTCCAAAGTACATAACATGTTTGCATGTATAGCTGAGCAAAACTACAGTATTCTTCCTGTATGGAGGGAAGAACATCCGGATTGCATGGATTATGAAACCCCTACCTTTGATTTTTCTATCACAATGATGAGGAATGTTCTCGGTGATACCGGAAATGAACAAATAAGACTGGACAATAAAGTAATTAAGAATATTACAAAGCATATCAATGTGGTCAGAAGTAATGATAGCGCATATATTTGAGATATTGTATATATTATAATTTATTAGTATTCAAAAAAATAAACTGGGGTCACTCAGAAAAAATGGACAAAAATAAATGTCCATTTTTTCTTTTTGGGATGGAAAAACATTTAAAAAAACACGAAAAATACGTTTTAGACGATAATGCAGTGAAAAACGAACAATGTATGATTTTGCTGACTGCATCATTTTTTTATACTTTTCATGTGAAAGTATTTAGGGGATTTTTTCGTTGTATTATTTATACAACGAAATACAACAAAAATCCCAATGAAACATTTCTGTGATATTTGTAACTATACAACGGGCAATAGTAAAGACTATAAAAAACATTTATTGACTGCAAAACATAAAATACAACAAAATACAACCAAAATACATGCAGACGATGAAAGCTATGCATGTGAATGTGGGAAAAAATATTCTCACAGGGCATCGCTGTATAACCATAAAAAGAAATGTGGGGATAAATCCCATGATGAAAATCCCCATAGCATATATGCTACTAATCCAGACTTAAATACTCAATTAAAAACGAATCGAGAAATGAATAGTGATGATATTTTCAATTTATTGAAGCAAAATCAAGAATTCAAAGAATTATTGGTTGAACAAAATAAGATGATGTTAGAACAACAAAATGAAAATCAGCAATTGCATATAAAGTTGTTGGAAGTAGTGAAAGACGGCAAAACTATTACTAATAATACTACCAATAACAACCAACACTTCAATCTAAATTTTTTTCTCAATACCACATGTAAAGATGCAATGAATATGACTGATTTTATTGAAAATATGGAAGTCAACTTCAACGATATCGAGAATATAGGGCGAAACGGATACGTGAGTGGTATGACAGATATGATTTTAGCTCGAATCAAAGAATTAGATGTTACAAAACGTCCTTTACATTGTACTGATTTAAAACGAGAAACCATGTATATCAAAGATAACAACGAATGGAGTAAGGATACAGTGGATAACGAGAAATTTCATACTATGATAGATTATGTAGCCAAAAGCAATTATGCAAAAATACCACTATGGCGAGAACAACACCCCGAATGTCAGGAATGGGACCATCCACAATACAATTTTTGTGTGTCCATGATGAGAAATATGTTAGGAGGTATTGGTAATGAACAGACCAAACTGGATAATAAAGTAATAAAAAATATATCACGGCATATTTTTGTAGATAAAGGATTGAATTGAAAATGTATTTTTTCAATTCATCAAAAGGGTTATGAATACAGGTTTGCGGATATATCTCTTCAAAAATAATCCTTTACAAGTTTATTGATATGGACAATTTTGCTTTGTGAAGGAGAAATGACAATAGGAAACCATTTTTTGAATTTTCTGTGAAATTTACAATCAATAGCCAGTATTTTATTTAAATCTACATATTTTTCAGGTGAAATGTTCTGAAAATCGTCCTCATCATCACTTTCTTCAATGGCATCCAAATTCTTATTTTCTTTGATATTTCGATATACATTGTTCATCATCACACTAGTTTTATAATCTGGTATATACATGATACCATAATAAACGATACTTTTGTGACTACCATAAGCAAACAAATGATAAATATCATTTTGAAGGTCAGCCCTGACCATAAAGTTAGAATTGTATTTGTATTGCGGTTTAGAAAAATCCATTGTATATCTTGCACGATATACCTCATTGGTTGATGTCGCCAATAGTTGAGATGGATTGGCATTAACATTTACTTTGCGATTTATAGTAACGTTGATATACGGCACTATATGCGACAATGACCTATATTGTATGTGATGAGGGGTGTATCCGATTTGGCTGATATGTTTGTCATCTATGACAAAGGGCAATTCCGCATTGTTTTCATTGTATTTCCACTGATAAGGGAACGACAATATGTAAGGAAATCCGGTTTCAGTATAATTTTGGCTAGTTGTGATATATTGTTTAATATACGATAGTTTACTAATATAAGAGGTATTTTTTAACTGAACACCATTATAGTAATAAATATCCTCGATGACAAAGAATGGTTTTGTATCGGTAGTATTTTCATCGTTATTCACTATCGTTCCATAGATAATTGTATTATGACTCATTGGATGAATTGAGCAATCCTGCAGCAACGTGGCACGCGAGATTTTTTTTTCGCGATTTACATCTAATAAATAGCAAACGTCTTTGTCGTTATGAAAAGTATTCCATAAAAACGCCTTTTTCCCGATGGGGATAGCAATGCATGCATTATATAGCTCTAATTCACCTTTTTGTGAAACTGTTTCGTATGATAATTCAAACCGCGGGTATCTACGCATGAGATATGAAAACTGATTATAATTAAGTTCCATAATAATGATAATGTAATATTATGATGGACCAGATAATATTACAGAGGAGTAATCTTTATATATATTTTCAATTAGTATCGACGGGCTGTGTTTGTACATTTATAAACTGTTCTAGTTCATCATTCAATTTTTTAAGGTCGACATCATTTAACGTTGTTTTTTCAGACAACTCTTTGTCCCGTACAGCCCCTTCCATGTTTTCAAACATTTTCTGATACTTTGTATTTTGAATATTTACTAAATCTTTCGTCTTTTTGATGGAATAATTATTTTTTAGCTGGTCCAGCAAAGAATGAACCGAATAAATAATCAAAATAGAAATTATCGTAGTTATAAATAGTTGTAAAAAGAAATAAGACATTATATAATGTTACCATAAACATTTATGTAGTTTCAAACATAAAGACATAAGATTCGAATAAAGAATGTGGCAAACAATATAAAAATATATCGCCTTTAAATACTAAACAGAATGGTAAAAATATTGTTAGTCGATAAAAATGGCGATATTGAACAAAAAGAATACAAGTTAGAAGACGAAAGCGAGCTATATAAAAAAGCTGGATTTACCAAACCTGACGGATTCGATAAAGTTTCTACATGGTCAGTAGAGACGGATAATAAATTGTATGAATATAGTGTTTATGGAAAAAAAGATGGCAATGCAACTCATGAAAACAAGTATGAATTCCCCCCACCGCTCGATAATGTGTTATTTTTCGACACATGTGTTATCATAAAAAAACGAAAGGATAACCTAAAAACAATCACAGTTGAAGAATGGAACAATGTATACGAACACCTATACGGTGGTTTTGAAGATATCGAGGATGGTAGTGAATTCTCAGATGATGACGAAGAAGATGACGTACCAAGAACCAAAACCGGGTACGTAGAGGATGATTTTGTAGTAGAGGATTACGACAGCGAAAAAGATGATTCGTTGGCTCTGTCGGAAGATGAATTCGATGAAGACGAATCAGATGAAATGGAAGCTACCATCGAAGACAAACAATACAATACTAGGTCTAGAAAGAACCCAGCCCCTACTATATTTCTCACAACAGCCGATGATGACGATGCCGAATATATCACTGACGACAACAGTGTTGACTAATCGTTAACTGAAAATTGATAACCAAAATAAATACTTTATGAACGACATAAAGTATTTCGAATATATAGATAAAACATGCGCAAAATTACCGACCCGGACAGTTTTCGTGAAGACATTGTTAGTCATTTGAATAAAATTATAAACAGTAAAGAACTGTCAGTGGAATTAGAAAAATGCATACTGGAATATGCAACTAAGGAGTCAATGCATCGAAAGATTGTGGTGAAATGGGACAACCCTGCTTATATACAATTATATACAGACAGATTACGTAGTATTTATTTGAATCTATCGAATGAGAAGTTATTGAATGAGTTGACCAAGAAGGAGATTACACCAGAATCACTGGCTAACATGACGCATCAGGAAATGAATCCAGAACAATGGAAAGAGTTGATTGATAAGAAAAGTAAAAGAGATGCAAACAAATATAACAACACTGCACAAGCATCTACCGATATGTTTACATGTCGTAAATGTAAATCAAAACGATGCACATATTACGAGTTACAGACACGAAGTGCGGATGAGCCAGCCACGATTTTCATTACATGTTTAGATTGTGGAAAAAACTGGAGGTCTTAGATGAGAATAGCAATTATGTAAAATATATAAAAAATTTGATATTAAGAATATAATGAAAACATTATTTTCATGTTTTTGGTGTTTTTTTAACGCGGGTAAAACACAAACGAATCTATGTCCAAAAGAAATATACGAGGCGTCCTGGAATACCACAGCCCCGTATATTCCGAATGTAAAATATGGCAAGGTAATAAAAGTATACGATGGCGATACGATAACAATTGCCGGGAAACCGTTTGAGAATAGCTCAGTGCATCGATTTTCTGTTCGTTTGAATGGAATTGATGCACCTGAAATAAAAACGACCGATAAAAACGAAAAAAAACACGCAATCGTAGCACGCGAGGCGTTGAAAATAAAGGTCATGGATAAAATAATTTCATTGCAAAACGTAAGTTACGACAAATATGGAAGACTATTGGCCGATGTATATTTACGTGAAGAAAATATTGGTAACTGGTTGTTGCAATGTAACTACGTGGTTAAATACGATGGTGGTACAAAAACAAAACCGAAAGAATGGTTTGAATAAATATATCAAAAAAGTAATGAATTTTGATATGTTTGTAATTATACTAGAATTTCTAAATCAGATAGCTTCCAATATTCACACCCTCCATTTGGCAATGGACGTTTAACAATGAACGGTATTTTTTTCTCCTCAAATTCCTTTAATGCGATTAGATATCCATCTATGACAGAAGGCTCAACGTCTACCATAGGCAATGCACCAGAATTCAATTGTTTTGCTCGTTCACCGATAACTCTCGCTTTTTCGTATCTGGTAATGAAAGGCAATGTTTTATGCAATGGGTCAATAACAATTCCGTCTTCGTTGCGAATGACCGTAGATAAATTATTTATTTCTTCATAGTTATGGTGTTGCAATTCTGGATGAAATTCTTCAATCACCTTATTTTGTACATGCTCGTCAAATTTTTGCAAATAATCCTCATCATCACTGTCTTCGTCACTATCAGACAATTCAAATGACCGCATACCAGGTTGATTATCAAAAGACGGATTTGCTTGTTTCGTATCTTCATCATCACTTACAATTAAATCATCTATGTCGTCGTCTTCCTCCTCTTCATCGTCGATTTCGTCATCATCGGCGTTCTCGGTATCACTTTTTTCGATTTCGTCGTCATCTAAATTATTTTTAGTATTGGCAGGAATTTTTTCTTCGGTTTCTACTTCAGTATCACTTTCTTCAAAATCACTGTCCTCGTTGACATTGTATTCATCGTCTGGGTCCATTATAAGATATGTATCGATTATTATTTCTAAATGATTATATAAAAAAAAATAATCAATTTTATTATAGGTTGACAGCGATATTTATAGTTGGTCGGTAGTTTTCCATATATTGTCACATTCTGCGCAAATGTATGCATATTTCATATTTGCATCATCGTACCTCATATAAATCACTTCAGGATAAGAATACTCTTTATCAAAATTATTAGATTTACATTCGGTATTCGGACATTTGATATTATGAACCCTTGGTAAAGTAGGGTCCAACTTTGTATATTTATTGATAATATGATTGAAATGAACACCTTTATTATGAGTATGGGTGTCAATAATGCATGCACCTTCGGTAGCTACTGAATTATCTATATATTTGCAATTTCTGCAATAGTGAACCAATTTATTGGTATCAGACTCATCAATACCAATATAATACATGTTATCGCATTGAGTGCAAAACTTCATAATGATTTATATACTATCTAAATATTTATATTTATATAAGTTTGTCAATTTTAGTTACCCGCGGCTTGCTGATAATCGAAAATGTATGCACGTCTTTTTTCTCGACAGGAATATCGACAATGATGTTTTTGGAAGTATTTGTCTTCGAATAATTCAAAATACACTCTCTTATACTTTTAGCTTGCTTACTCATGGAGACTAAATACTTCAACGATTTATACTTAGTTGGCATAATATAGGTCTACATATTGTTGATTTATTGATATTTGATATATTGAGTAAAAAATTGACTGATACAACCCATACTTACTTACTGTATCAAATAACAATATATTTTCACTTGCAAATAGCAGTGAGTCGTATAATCAAAATAAACGGGTATCAAAAATTGATAGAAAGAATCGATATAAAAATATACCATAATATATATTACAATTAAGATGGCACTATCTACCCCATCTACATCATCTACCGATAGTATAGTACCAAATCAAAGCAATTATGTAGATGTATTTGAATTTCTTGCGAAACATAGTGTGTACAAATCCAATGATAGCAGTAAGAAAACCATTACAAATACTCGAATTGGGGATACTAAAAGCAATATACGCGGAGGTTCTTATAATATAGCAGACATAGAATACAATACATTTTTGAAGCTGTATTATCAGGATATAGTTGCGAAAAATAAAAAGGAATATTTGACAGAAAAACAGCGCGAGAATGATGGACCAATCGCAATAGACCTCGACTTTCGCTACCAATATGATATAGATGAAAAACAGTATAGCAGAGAACATGTAGAAGACCTGTTATTTGCTTATTTAGAAGAACTGAAAAAGATTTACCAGTTTGACAATTCATCCAAATTCAATATTTATCTGTTCGAAAAGCCGAGTGTAAATAGAATAAAAGAAAAACAACTAACAAAAGACGGTATTCACCTGATAATTGGCATACAAATGGACAGAGTTGCGCAGCAGATACTGAGAAACCGTATGATTTCAAAAGTTCGCGATATGTGGAGAGATTTGCCAATTATAAATAAATGGGAGGATGTATTTGATGAAGGGATTAGTAAAGGTACCGTAAACTGGCAATTGTATGGCTGTCGCAAACCTGGTATGGATAAATATGGTTTAACGGGCATATTTGATATAAGTTTCGATGATACAGATGGAGAATTTGTATTCAACGAGGTAGCACAATCAAAGTTTGATATGGAGAAGAATTTCCCAAAATTATCGGTTCGATACAAGGATAATCTGTCACTGTTCATGCGAAATGACTTTATTACAGAATATGAGAAATTTAAAAAGGATAATCGTTTATCAAATGAAAGGATTGCTCTGCCTGCAAACAATACAATTGCACAACAGCATCGAATGGATATGATGTTAGATAATGTAACGAATATTGCTAGAATCAAAAACGCAGACGAATTAGATTTGGCAATCAATACATTTTTGGATGGTGTAACCGACAGCACTAGTGATTATACTCTGAAAACTATGTACGAATATACGATGATACTACCTGACAAATATTACGGCGAAGGGTCATACGACAAATGGATTCGTGTAGGATGGGTGTTGAGAAATACTAGTACTAAACTATTAATTGTATGGATTGCGTTCAGTGCTAAATCACCCACCTTTCAATATAGTAGTATACCTGACTTATGCGATGAATGGCAAAAGTTCGATTTGCGATTGCAAGACGGTTTGACCAAACTGTCATTAATTCATTGGGCAAAAACAGATGCGCGAGAGGAATACGATAAGATTAGACTATCAACTGTAGATTATTACATCAATCAAACAATCAGCTCCTCCAATCCTAAATACAAGGCACCTGACTTTGATATAGCAACTGTCTTATATCAAATGCACAAGCACGAATATGTGTGTGTTAGTAACAAGTGTAATATCTGGTATCGGTATAATGACAATCGATGGAAAGAAAATGATTCAGGTGTTGATTTGAGACGAGCTATCTCTGGTAGAGTACGAGATATGTATACAAATAAATCGTTTACTATGATGGAAAGTATTTCGAATAAAAAAACTATACTGAATGAAGTTGGTGGTGGTGGTGGTGGCGGCGGTGACGATGAATCGTCAGAGACAGATGTCAATAAAACGCGTTCTATTCAACTATTGAATATCATTCCACGTTTGGGAAGTACAAGTGATAAGATGAAAATAATGACAGAGGCGAAGGAGTTGTTTTATGACGGGTCTTTCCTTCAGCGCATGGATACGAATCCGTATTTGCTATGTTTCAACAATGGTGTAATTGATTTCAGAGAAAAAATCTTCCGCAAAGGCAATCCTGAAGATTATATATCTTTGTGCACAAATATTGATTACATACAATTAACTGACAAACAAAAACCAATTGTGAACGAAATCAATGAGTTCATGGAACAGATATTTCCGGAACCTCAGGTTTGTAAGTATATGTGGGAGCATCTTGCATCTACTCTCATTGGAACGTCTGCAAATCAAACATTCAATATGTATTATGGTTTTGGACAAAATGGAAAGTCAGTGCTAGTCAACCTTATGGAAAAAATTCTAGGAGATTACAAGGGAGATGTACCCCTAACTTTGATTACGGATAAACGTGGAAAGGTAGGTGGACTTGCACCAGAGATTGTACAATTGAAAGGAAAACGGTATGCAGTAATGCAGGAGCCATCAAAGAATGATACCATCAATGAAGGTGTTATGAAACAAATTACAAGTGGAAAAGACCCGCTTCAGGGTAGAGCCCCTTATATGCCCCAAACAATTTCCTTTATACCTCAATGTAAGCTTGTTGTCACATGCAATACATTGATGAATGTAAATTCAGACGACCATGGTACATGGAGACGTATTCGAGCAGTACCATTCAAATCTTTGTTCACAGAAAACCCAGTTGAGGGAGATAAAGAAAAACCTTATCAATTCATGTTGGATAAGTACATAGATGAAAAATTTGACAAATGGAAGGAAGTATTTGCGTCTATGCTAGTAGATATTGTATACAAGACAAATGGCGTTGTCCATGATTGTGCGATTGTTATGGCTAAGAGTAACGAATATAGACAGAGTCAGGATTACATCTCGGAGTTCATTCGTGATAAGGTTATCAAGGATGAAGAGGGACGTATCAAGAAGATGGAATTGAATAATGAGTTTTCAATATGGTATGCGTCGAATTACGGTGGACGCGGACCCAGTCCAAAGGATTTGCATGAATATATGCATAAGGAATTTGGTCGTGCGCGTAACCAAATATGGTCAGGCGTAAGAATTCGTTATGAAAATGACGATAACATCGAGGATGAAGACGAATCTTATGATGACGACATAAAAACGGATGATTTATAATGTGCACACCACCGCATTTACAATTGAAAAATAAAATATTCGAAATAATATTTTATTTTTTTTAGTCTTTTCGATAAGGGGTACCTGATGATAGGGCCATTAAATATTGATAATAGTCAAATATGTTTTTTTCTATCATACGTATCGTAAACGGAAAAGAAAGTAAGAATACCGACAATATTCCCTTTGCATATACATTGGTATCGTAACTATAATAAATGTACAGGATAGAAATCAAAACAAGTACGTAGTACACTGCGTATAAAAATAAATTCAGCTCCTGTAAAGAATCCACTTTTCGTAATTGATAAATAGCTTTGTTATTATGTAATTCTGCTTTGCCTTTGTCGTAGGTCGGTTCTGACATAATCTTTGTATATATATTCCAAGAGTTTATATTTTTGAAAATGTATCATTCGGTTCGTTAGGTTTAATTGTATCAAATGACTCTGTCTCGGGTATACACAACATTTTATCAGAATCCCATTTAGTCCCAACATCACAGCAACTTTCTCCAGTACATTTCATGCCTGCAACCGAAGCTAGTAAATCCCCTTTTTCTTCGGCTTCTTTTCTTTTTTTCTCAACTTCCACTGGACTATCTACAATAGGTTTTTCTAAATGTAATTTATTATAGTTCAGGGAGTCTCTATTTTCAATTTCTACTAGTATGGTATAACTCCAAATAATGGTCACTGCTAAAATGACGATTCTTAATATTAAAACTATTGTTTCAGGGATAAATGGGAGGTGTTTTTGAATGATAGACAATGTTACTAATAATGCCACTGCACTTACTAAAATAAAAAAGAAATAGTTGTATTGTTTTAAACGTTGACTACTATTTTTTTTCAATAATACTTCTCTCTTTTGAGTGGTAGAATTATCATGATACTCCTGTTCTAAATTTTTAAGTTTCAGTTGTTCTTTTTCCATTAACGTTTTTACCTCTTGCTGTTGAGCCAGTAAATCCTGGTTATCTTCAGTATCCTTTTCTACTATTTTTTTCATATCATCTATCGATTTTTTTAAAGATTCGATATGTTGTTGCATAGTCGAATTATATATATTAAATGTATATAATAGTTGTTACAATTGTGTATTCAATATAATGAGAGAAGTTAATGCTATTCCACCTAATGCCAATATAAATTTATCCTGAGCTATCATGCTAGTAGAATCACTTATCCATTGACTCAATCGTTTGTCTTCTTTTATATCAGTAAAATCTTTATCGATAAAAGCATTCTCTTTGACAGATTTGATTGTCTTTGATAGTTCCTCTTTGTTATTTTTCACATGTTTGTTGGTTTCTTTGTACATGTTTATTTTTGCATTGACATCACTTACCTCTTCTTCTATTTTTTCTATTTCCTGGTTCATATCAAACCCTTCCTGAACAATGTATGATGAGTACAGTAACGATTTCATTATTATAGTTATATAATAATAAATTATTATAATTCAAAAAATAGATAGTATAGCATTACACTCCCTGCCGTAGTAAGCAATATGTTTTTACATACTTCTGCATCATATTGCAGATAATTGTCTACTAATGTGGTAGGCGATGAATTCTTTCGCAAAGATTTTTCAACTAGATGATTCTCTGTTTGAAATTTGTATAGATTGTCGGTTACGTCTTTATTAGTTTCAATGTTTGCAAATGATTCTATATTACCTAATATCAACATATTCTTATCTATATTTTCCTTAGATTTTTCTAAATCTTTTAATATTGGTGCGCATTTATTTTTGTAGGGGTCAGTGCATGTATTATATTCATTGCGCTTGTATTTGTAAATAGAATTGCTAATATTATATTGCGAATACGCTAGTGCATTCTTTTTTTCGAGCAAATCACAACTCTTTGATACTTCGCATTTCTCTAGCTCATACGTTTCACTCAGTTTAGATAAAGTACTTTTGAGATTTGTGTATAAGTTTTGATTATTCAATAATTCTGTATTCATTTGTTTACTATTGCAATTTTTTCGATAGTTTCTTTGACAATCATTTACTTTTTTTTCTAAATCCTGTAATTTTGTTTTACTAGCCGCAAGTAACATTTCTAATTTTGGAATATCTTCGGTAGTAATCGTGTTACATAATTCTTTTCTGATTTTCTCGGTAGCTGCCGCTGCTGCCGCTGCTGCCGCTGCAGCCGCTGCTTTTTTTTCTTTTTCCGCCTTATCTGCTGCATCCTTTGCTTTTTTTGCTTTTTTCGCTTTTTCCGCTGCTTCCCTTATTTTTTTCGCTTTTTCCGCTTTTTCCGCTTTTTCCCTTATTTTTTTCGCTTTTTTCGCTTTTTCTGCTGCTTCCTTTGCTTTTTTTGCCTTCTCGTCTGCTTCCTTTGCTTTTTTATTCGTTTTGATAACTGACCTTACTAGCTTCTTAGCTTTTTTAAATACACCCATTTTTATCCGTTCCTTTATTATATATCAATACTATATTTCTAACATTTATTTTGATTAGCCTGCTCTTTTAATAATTGCAGGTCTTTTTCGTAGCCATGGATGACAGTTTGTAATTTTGTTATTTCCAATTTCAATTTGTCACAATCAGATTTATCGATTATACATGTATTTATTTTACTGTCTAAAGTATTGATTTTTTTGTAAATATCATGGAATTCATTAGTTTTTCTAGTCATATCGTTGTATAATATGTTACATGATTCAGCACTGGCTTTACAGGTTTGAAAATCAATATATGCCTTATTTTTTTTATCCTTTGTTACATTTTTTGATTTATCATGTTCTTTTACATCCTTATCTAACTGATTGCATCTTTCGTTATTGTCTTTTGTACATTTTAAATAATCAGTATTATTTTTTATGTCGTTGCTGATACTAGTATATGCCTGCTCGGTGACATTATCGGCATCAAACCCTTCGATGGACGGAATGGTATTCACGTACGAATTTTGCTTATAAGTTGAATGGAAAACTGCCGGCTGTAAATGTATATTCATTATTATAGACTCGGTATATAATAATCATAGGTTTTTACCAATCATTAGATAAATAAATATTCTGAAAGACATGATTGAATGTTTTTTTAGCAGCATGGTAAATATTATATTGAAACGGGAAGATTATAATCGGATACAAAAACAACAGTACAATCAATATAGTTTTTTTGATGCGACCACTTCCTTCTCTTATGTCAGTAAAGATGATTCCTACAAATATTGCAAGCAGTACATAATAGATTATCATTAGAAACATGTTAAACATATATAGTCTGTTTGCATCTTCCTGAAGATTTCGATTGCGACTAGCATCTGCAGAATATATATGTTTCAAATGTTTGTCATTTTGGTTTGCAGATGACATTCAGTAGTTGACTATATATTTATCACATAAATTTATATTTCATTATCATGATACCGGTAATAATAATGCCTATTGATAAATTCATAGTTCCAATAAGAGCTTGTTTATGATACTTTTCAATCTGGTTATATTCGCTATTCGCTAAATGATGTTTTGTTTCAATTGTATATTTGTAAGGCATAATATACAATAAGATGATACAATATTATGTTTTTCTAGAAATTATGTATAGGGATAACAAAATACCTATTCCTAAATTAATGGTGGTTAAATAATCGTCTTTATATATTGCCTTTGTATCCTTATATCTACCTTCTGCGCCAGTATTAGAATAATAATTGTTTTCGCCATCTGGTGGTGGCATACTTTGGTTGAGAGGATTATTCGGGTTGGTGCCAGGTAAATAGCCTCCGTACAATCGATTGATTCTTTCCTGTTCACTTTCATCTCCGCGATTTCTTTGGTTTGCGTTCAAACCCTTGTTTTTGCCTTTGCCTTTACTAGACCCTGATTTGATGCCTCCTTTGTCTGCATTCGATTCCCAATCTGACCGATTTTCTGTGTTTCCGCCACGACAAAAATTTGGCAATAATGGTTCTACAACTGGTGCACCTACTAGTTTACGAAATTCATTTAATGGATTGATATTCAACAAATATTCATTGTATTGAGCGATACTTTCAGAAGAAGTCATATATTATATATATACACAATATGTAAAAATTGTCTATATACACATTTGAATATGATTATTTTTTTGACCTTCTAGTTTTACGAGCCTTTTTCGAACGTTTAGTTTTTTTCGATTTTCTACCTTTCTTTGTATTTCTTTTTCCACCCAACGTAGTTTTGACTAGCTCAGATGGTCGTACCATTTCAGTATCATCAACATCATCGCCACTATTTACCGGTTTTATTATAGCCATTCTACCATAATCAATATTATTCTCGTATCTGAGGAATTTGTATACATGGTAATCTAAATACCCCTTTTTTACCCTTTGATTTTTAACTAAATCGTTTGTTGGGTCAAAGAAACCACCGTCGATTTTTTTGCATTTATTTGTCATTGTATACGATATCAATATAAAAAATTATTACATCGACCGAAAAGAAAAATATTTTATATTGATATTTTATATTACAAAATATGAATAATCTTGACCATAAGAAAAATGATGGTGAGGTTGTGGATAAAAAGTTTGATATGTATTTTCACACTACTCTGCGTAATATTGGATTATATACATCCTTATCCTTTGGTTCTCTTGCGTATTCTAGATTTTATAGAGGAAAGAGTACAATATACGACAGTCTTCTTATTCTAATCAGTTTAGCATTCTTATTCTTATCTTTTGTATTGAACTATAATTTGAATAGGGATGTCATTACATATTTAGAACAAAATAAAGAAAATGAAAATAAATATCTCCTGATTTCACATATTATATTCGGCATCCATATATTGTTATTTTCATTGGGCACAGGCACGTTTGTAAGGCCGTTTCTATATTAGAATCGCATTGAAATAATACAACTCGCAAATATATCTATGCACAACAATTGACAATTTCAGTTCATATTTTTTACATACAACTCTGCACACCACCTCTACCCTCTTTTTATGCAATTTTTGCCATTGCATAAAAAATAGTTATAACTAAATAATGTTCATATATGCGGAGTTATACACATACCCGATAGTAATTTGTTTCCATAGCAGTAATACTTTTTCTTGTAAATTTAGCTATCTCTCCAGGTCTTATACATAGTGCTAGTGATTGTGGGTCAAATCGAGAGATTTCAGGCAATTGACTAAAGTGTTTGATGTTATACGTTTTTTTGAATTCTTCTACTTCACTGTCTTTTAATACAACACAGGAAGGTACCAGGTTATGTTCCAAAATATTATACTGAAGTCGTCTGATACTGTGAATAACTACGAAAATTCCATCATGGTCGAATAAATATTTCATACGCGCTACGATAGAATCATTTGGTTCGTCTTCCGAAATGATAATCAGGGTATCTTTTTTCTCCAAAATGGTATCAATTGAATACAGGTCTTCAATAATATCATCTAGTACCCCCGCACGCATTTGTCTCGCAGTTAAGTAATATTTGATGTAGGCTTTTTTATCTGTAGACGGGTTAGTAATAAGCATATCTAATTGATTATTGGATTGCATTGCGTCTACTTCATTTATACTAAACCCATCATAATCTTCTGTATCATATCCTTGCGTTGACATAATTTCTAGAACATTTTTTCTAGATTTATAGATAAGTTGATTTTGATTGCTGGTGTTGGACATGTCTATATAGTTATAAGCGATTGTTTTTAACTATATAAAATTAATAATAATATCGTCAATTTTTTATTGTGTTTTTTTGATAACTAGGCCACCGCTGAAAATATCTTTGAAAGACTGTCCAAATGAATTATTATTGGATTCCTTTTCAACATTCGGTTGATTGTTATCTGCTTTTACCTTTATTCCTGGCATGGGGGTATTGTCATTTGAATCATTTGTAGAAATGTCTTCTGTTTCGTTGTTATTCGTACCATTTGTTATTTTGAAAACAGGTGCGAAGTTGATAGTTGGCGGTGGCTGTGAAGATATTTTTTCATTATTCATATCAGGAGCGTACATGGGTGTAGTTGGTTGTGATACACTAGAACTATATGGATAATCTCCTTCCTTGTAAATATCAGAAGAGGTAATCACCTTTTTAGAATCGATATTATCTAAACCTTCTAAATCTTTTGTTTCTATTGTCATAAATTGGTCTCCGATATTGACAATGGTCCATATTCTAGATGGTTTAAAATCACCGCGATAATGGACTCTTTCTTCAATATTAAAAACAGGTTCATCATCAATTGGCGGAGGAGGAGGTATATAGCTATCAGGCGTTGAATCTACAGAAGTAGGTGCATACGGAGGTGTTTCAGGTGCATATGGAGGAGTTTCGGGTGCATACGGAGGAGTTTCGGGTGCATATGGAGGAGTTTCGGGTGCATATGGAGTATACCCAGGACTGACCTCATCTTTCTTCTCATAACTGTGATAAGGCGAAAGAGGATTGTATGCTGGACTATCGTCTTCTACCATGAGCAGGTCGTCTTCTTCTGCAGGGACAATAGAAATAGGCGTATCTTCAGTCGCATCATTATTTTGCAAAATATTACGAATATCTTTCACGATAGTTCGTACATCTACATCTTTCTTATGCAACAATAAATCGATGTTATTAGAGAATGTCATATTTTCAAGTTGTTCGATATTGTCGTCCGTGATAATGCGCAGTGATACATTAATTGCTAATAATTCCTGCATAAGTAATTTCAAAGAATACGGAACTTCTACCACACTAAAATTGCGACCGAACTTGCTAACCGTTTCGACACGAACGTCATTGTTGTCTAATGAACCAGAATACTTGATAGGGCCATCTGCCATAGGACTCAAAAACACGTTTTTAGATGGATTGTAAATAGACATCATTCCAGTTACATTGCAAATAGCCATCTTGTATTTATCCCCCCTCTCCATCATTGATTCTCGTAAAAATTCAGTCGCACCATGAGATATAACGGAGTCTCTTTCCATCTCACCTATACGTAAACCGCCATCATTGGCTCTACCACTTACCGGCTGTTTTGTCAGTGCTGTTCTCGGTCCTTGTGCACGATAATTAATTTTATCCTTGACCATGTGTTTCAGACGCATATAGTAGTTTGGTCCAATGAAAATTTCAGTTTCCAATTGTTCACCTGTCATACCATTGTACAGGATTTCGTTTCCACTAGAATGGTAACCAACCTTTGTAAGCATTTCACCAAATACCCCTACTTTGGAACCATTGTTGTTGTATGCAGTACAGTCGCCAAATGAACCATACATCGCACATGCTTTTCCGGTAAGCGTTTCTACAAATTGACCGATGGTCATACGTGATGGTATTGCATGGGGGTTGATAATCAAATCCGGTCGAATCCCTTCTTTTGTAAAAGGCATATCTACTTCTGGTATGACTAGACCAACCGTACCCTTCTGTCCAGCTCTAGATGCCATTTTATCGCCGATATTTGGTATTCTTTCTTCTCGTACGCGTACTTTTGCAATACGCGTTCCCTCTTCACCTTCAGTGATAAACGTTTTGTCTACTATACCTAGTTGACCCTTCTTGGTAGACTTTGACATATCTATTTTTTGATTAGGATTAGATGTATCATAAGAGGCCATACCGATAACAATCGTCTTATCGTTTAATTCTGTGTTTTCTTTAACGAGCCCATGCTTATCTAGTTTACTATAGTCATATCCCATCTTAGTGCCAGTTATGGCAGAGTCATTCTCAATATTTAACAATACATGTTGTGATGTGCTTTCTCCAGATTTACTTTTTTCCTCATGTGTTTCGTAAGTACTGTAATAGGTTGTTCTGAATAAACCACGGTTCAATGCTCCTTCGTTAATTAATATAGCATCTTCTACATTATATCCGGTGTAACACATAACAGCAACAATTGCATTTTCACCATATGGGTTTTTTTCGTCGTTGATATGTTCTAAGTAGCGTGTCTTGACTAACGGATTTTGTCCGCTATTCAATACGACCGCTGTCTTGTCCATACGCATACGATGATTTGTATGATACATAGAACATGCCTGTTTACTTTGACCGCATGAAAAAGAATTTCGCGTTGCTGGATTGTTTTCAGGGAAATTAATTAAATTACACATCACACCAAATAACAGTGATTCGTGTATTTCCATATGCGTATAATTGTGTTCTTTCTTATCGAGTGCCTCTTTATTCAACGCAATTATAGATGACTCCGTCTCGTTTGTATCGATGTAATCAATTATCGCCTTGTCATCTAAAAAGCGTTTTAATTTCGCTGGATTTGACTCAGAATCAATATTTTCATATAATTCAAACAGTTCATATAGTTTATATTGGTTCGGTTGAAATCCTTCTACCTTTTTGGCGTTGAATCCAGAAATTAATTCCGTCCATTTGAAGTTACCGTCTTCAATTCGTTTTATCATAGCATCTTTCATAAAAGACATTTTGTTGGTTTCATCGTCTTTATAGAATACAGGACGACAAATGCGACCAGCATCAGTATAAATATATACCGTATTCAAACGATAATCAAATGAAATACTTGTATATATAGGTATCAATCCATTTCGGCGGTATAGTTTAAATTTTGCGATTGTTTCTATAGGTTCATTAATCGCACCTATCCATAATCCATTGATAATAACTTTTGACATGGTTGATAATATGATTGGTGTACTATCTTCGATTAACTTCATATCTACTTTTTCACGCAACCACTGGATAATAGTATTGCGCGAATAACCCTGTGTTATATATGAAGCAATCGACATGTGTTTATGTAGACCAATATTACCACCGTCAGGGGTGTCTATTGGGTCGAACATACCCCATTGTGTACTATGTAACACACGAGGCCCTACTACTTTTGCGGTTGCATCTAACGGCAGGTTTGTTTTTCGCAAATGACTCAGCATGGTGTTATGGGACAAACGATTCAAATCCTGCAAAACGCCTATTCGTTTTGTATGTGAGTGTGCTCCCCAGTTTCCCTTAAACGCTTTTTTGAATCCAGCTTCCACAATGCGTTCGCGGAAGATTTCCTTATAATTCTGGGTTATCAGTCCAAAAAGGTTGTTTGCATAAATGGCCTGATTGTAATGAGCTCTTTTTTCAAATTCTAAATGTATGGTTCGCAATTGTATGCTATAATATTCGCGAAATAAATCGTAAATCAAGCTGCCCACTAGTTCAATTCGCTTATATTTGAAATTGTCTCTGTCAGTTGGCTCTTCTATTTTTTTGTATACGGATAATAATCGAAAAACAATATACCCTAAATAATAAGCTTTCTGAGTATAATTATTTTCACCAACATGCGGTAAAAAATAATCGCATAATATTTCTAAGGCATGGGATACGGTTTTTCCTTTGGTAAGAAGAGCGATGTATTTTAGTGCATTGCGTTGAGTAAGTATGCCACCCGCATCATGTACAGATGGAATAAATAAATCAACCATATTCTCATACTTCTCTATGTCTAGCAAACACATGGTTATTATTTCCTTGTCACTCGCAAATCCTAATGCGCGAAACAATATAAATAAAGGAACGGGAGCTCTGACGTTTGGGATATTAACGACAATGTTGTTAAACGTATATTTATTAGTAGGTGCCATGATTTTGACAGACATGGTACGTATCGGCTTTGATACATTCTCGGAAACCGACCTTATTTCAGCAGAATATAGGTATTTATCATCAGTAGATTCTTTGATATATAACATATTATCACCGAACTTTTCTTGTGAAACGACGGTTTTTTCTTTTCCGTCGATAACAAAGTATCCTCCTAAATCGTTTGAACATTCTCCCATAGTATGCTTTACCTCTTTAGGTAAACCAGACAACACACAATGATTTGATTGTAACATAATGGGGAATTTACCCAATAGGATTTTTTCTAACGTATGTACTCGCTTCTGGGTATTCCCGCCTGTCATGGATTTTTCGGTTGCATCCTTCAATCCAGCCATTTCAGCTGGAGTTAATTCTAAATCTATTTTTGTTGTTCGACCATTTCGTTTGTCTGTTTTCCCGCCTCCTCCCTCACCTACATTATCTATCCCATCTACCTGTTTTTTAAAATCGTCTGCATCCATATCTTCTGCACCAATAACATACGGATTCTCACCGTCTTCTAGTATATCAATAAACTCGATGTCTATATCATAATGAATAGTCATGCCATATGTCATATTTCTTAACCTAGCTTCGTTTGGAAACATAAAATGACTGTCATTCTCATCGTATATAACTGGTTTCCCAAAATAAATTTTATCACCATTTTTACCACCGAAATACATTATACATTTCGAACGATGGTCGTCTATTTTTTCATCGTATCGCGTAAGAATACTGATAGGGTTTTTTTCTTTGAAAATCTGAAAGATGCCATTTTTGAAAAAATCATTATACGATTCAATATGGTGTCTTACTAAAGATTGTGGATTATCTTCAAAATATTTGTTAATTACTTTCCATACGGTTGAATTATCCATATTTGAACGTGTATATAAAATAAGTTATATATTTTTATACCTGTTTTGTTTCTATTACAATGTGTATTGTCTCATTTACAATTGTAAATTATATTATTTGTTAAATAGGCAACTACTTGCATAAATACTTTAGTGAAAGTTTGATATAATTTCTTTGCATAATATATAATGAACGATTTTTTTAACAACGTCTTTGGTCCCCTCGAGTCTCGCTTTTGCGATTGGTTTCTAATCCTTTCTATTTTAGGATTTGTTATGTTGGTGGTATTATTGGTTTCTTCTCTTTTTGTTGGAATATCCAAACGTAAGGGTGTTGAGTTTTACCTTCAAGTATTTTCTATTGGAGTAGGGTATGCTATTTTTTACTTTCAAAACCGTCTTCTCCATGGTATGTGTGTGGCTAGTTTAAAATAATTCGCTTAAAATAAATATAGATTTTTCGTTACTATAATATACATCACAATGGATATACTATATTATAGTAATTACTGTAAACATTCGCAAAAAATAATACAAACTTTAGTAAAAAACAACATGAAAGATAAAATCAGTTATATATGCATCGATAAACGAAAGAAAGACCCCAATGACAATCAGATATATGTATATTTAGAGAACGGTACTCGTGTTACGATGCCGCCAAATTTACACAGTGTACCAGCATTGCTATTAGTGAATAATAGTTATCAATTAATATACGGTGACGCAATCGTATCTCATTTTCATCCTCAGATGAAGAAATTTGGTTCTTCTCCTAGTAACCAATTAAGTGAACCTCATGGGTATCATTTAGGAAGCTTATCCAGTTCTGCCAATATACTTTCAGAACGGTATACCGACTACAGTTTGACACCAGACGAGTTAAGTGCAAAAGGCAATTCCGCTTCTAGAAAATTATACAATTATGTTTCTGCACAGGATAGTACTATTTTCATAGACACACCACCCGACGATTATAAACCCGATAAGGTCAGTAATGACGTAACGTTGGATACTTTGCAACAACAGAGGATGGATGAGTTAGGATTGAATAAGGTCAATCCGCAATTGTCTGGACAAATATAAAAACTTCGTTAAAATGATATAAATATATTATTAGCTATTTCATAAGCAATGAAGGATAAAGCAAGTGTTTCAAAGGCATTTAATAAACATTTTTTTGAATTTTTAGAGGATATTTTAGTAGTCTTTCCTGACAATACAGAAATTAAATATGCAAAAAAATCATTTGAGACTATAAAAAAGTTGAATACCACTGCCATCATAAAGGCCTGGTATAATAATGCTTATATTCCTTATAAGGATATTATCAATAATGGTGACATTGATTACTTTATTCAAAAAGATTATTCGCAAGATTTAGCAGATGTTAACAAAGGAGATGATATTATAAAAATGATTGATAAGATTAGAGTACCCATTTCACAGATGGACACCAGTAATAAAGAACATTGCATGAAGTATATACAGAATTTGAGTAAGTTGTCTTTACTGTATACCTCTATGTAAATGTTCTATAGAGTAAAAATCTAAATAAATTGTATATTGATTTAGATTATGGATTTACGTAAAACAAAAGAATACTGAAAATAACAGTGTATATCTCTCTCGTAATACAAGCATTAACTGGAATTTTCAATATAGGTTTAGTATCATTGGATACTTATGATAAAAGTTTTGATGATGATGTCGATATTTTGATACAGCTTATCTGGTTAGGAGTCATTGTGCAGATTATAGAAGGTACTTTTTACATCTGGTTAGCAAAATACATAGATAGTGTTTCCAATATAACTAAGTATAGATATTATGACTGGTTTTTTTCAACACCTACTATGCTGATAACATTTGTCATTTATTTGTTATATCTCAAGGAAAACGAAAAGGAGAAAATAGAAAATGAAAAGATAAATACTACATCTGTCAACAAAAAAACGAAATATATTCGCAATACCGGTAAAAAATCAAACAATACGTTGTGGAGTTATATGAAAAATAATAAGGCGACGCTTTCCATTATAGTATTATTGAATGCAGTCATGTTGGTATTGGGATACCTAGGAGAGATTGGGCAGATTTCAAATACTACCGCAGTTGTAAGCGGGTTTGTACCCTTTCTCCTTTACTTTTACATGATTTATGAATATTATGCCAAATTTACGGAATATGGACGAAACCTCTTTTGGATGTTCGCGATTCTTTGGTCTCTTTATGGGGTTGCTGCGTTGGCTCCTTACTATACTAAAAATATTTCTTATAATATACTTGATATTTTCTCAAAGAATTTCTTTGAAATCTTTATCGGTATAAAATTGTTGATGGCTTACAATATGTAATCCCCTCTAACTTTACATTTTTACTAAAATATAAAGTTGACTATGTTCATAGTGATTACTGCAATAGTGGACATGCGCATATTTTATCGAATAAATAGGTACATCATTTCATTTGGTGTAAGTGTATCTATGTATTTTTTCACTACTGAACGCGTGATGAATTCTGGATTACCCGTTTTGATACTGGGTAGGTAAATACTTTTGTGCATATTCTCAATATGTTTCCTGTACAGTTTAGGTAATTCTAACGATTTTTTGTAAACATAATAATCTTTGTAGGTATGATGAATATTCGTAATCAATTCCTCGTAATTATATTTTACAGCATACAGTTTATTTTTGTATCTAGGATACAGATTGTATATTTCATTGGCTGTGTAAATTCGATTCAAACAAAAAAATAGATAATATTCGAATGGATGTTGCGAGAGAATATTTTTTTGAACTGTATATTCATTTGTTTCAACACTACAATGAATACCATTGGTCATGTCTATCAGTACATATTTATTCGGTGTATGTATATATTCTATTGATTCTAACATATCAGAATAACTATTGAATGTATATTTCTCTGGTATCTGTACCAGACCTTTTATACTTTCGATGCAGTCCCACCTCAAATAACATGAATCTGGTATCATCTTTACACTGTTCGGTAAATCGTTTTTTACACAGTATACTGCAATTAAATAACATAGATACTGCATTTGGTTGCGCTCTGAATAAGCAGTATCGATAATGAATGTAAACGTACAGTCATGCGGAAAATATTCTAAAAATGGCAAATTCAGTATGTCGTCATTATGCATACCTCCCATGGTCTCTATGAATATTTGGCGTATTGTACGTTTATCCTTATCATAATAGTAAATTTCTTCACCACCTACTCGATTTTTGGTAGCAATTTCCCATCCGTTTATACGTTCGTCATAAAATAGTTGTATCATTATGCCATCAATGTGTTCCATTATAGATATATTTTCATTCAAATAGGGACATATGTTTTTGAAACAATCATAGGTTGTAGATTTAGACGGTGCATAAGACAATAACTTCTTATTAGGAAAAGTGAATATCACTGACCTATATAATCCTACATATAAATCATCGTTACAAACAAACTCTTTGTCATAATTCAGTACGGAATACATTTGAGATTTAGTACGCTGAAAACTCAATTGCAGTTTATCGCGAGGACAGAAATCTATAGATATCATATTTGAAATCAATATAGAATTTTCAACATTATATTTAACCATTAGTTGTTTGACATGGTATTTCTTTAATTGATTTGAATAAATAATGAACCTTTTCGCAAAATGTCTTTGCGGAATTATAATTTAGATACATAATATATAAAATATAATATAATGGAATCTGGAAGTAACACTACAGATATGATGAATACGCAGGAATCTCCTATTAATCAATTAGATTTACAATTAGGTGATATAATCGAATTGGTATCTCCGACAAATAGTGAATATCACGAAACAAGCAATTATATTCATTATATTGATAATACGCAGATTCACATCACAAATATAACATCGTTGAAAGAACATCAATTGAATCTAACCGAGAACGGAACATTTACTGACGAATCCATTCAACAGGTTGTACTATTCAGTCGCAGTGATGAAAAGGGATATGCTAGACAACATCAATTGTTACCAAAAGCGTGGGTGAATATACATTTTGGAGGTGAAGTACCCGTGATTATCACTGGTCAAATTGGTAATTTAGAAGAAGACATGATTGAAGTCATTACGTATCCAGAGTTGAAAACTATATACATTGATTTCAGGTATCAGGGCATACCTTTAGATGTTCCTATTGATAAAATAGTCATTCGTGAAAAACCCGCTTCTATAAAAAGTACAGGGTCTTTAGCGCTAATGAAACAGGCGGTGGTCGAAGGAACGCAGTATACAGAGCCAGAAGAAGAATTGGTTATTGAAAGTACCGATATGGAGGAGTATATTGCACATATACCGGAAGGAAAAGAAGAAGACAAAAATATTAAAACTGTTTTGCACGAATTATATACTGATGCCAATACAATTTCTTTTGGTGAAGACTTAGAAGAAATTTCTCAATTGGTGGAAGTACCAGAGGGAGAACAACGGTACAGCATTGATATACAGAAAAATGATATGCTGGAAGAACTACTGTCGACTATACCAAATAGTCAAAGAGCGGATTCGGTTCTAGACAATATACACACTTTAATCGGCAGATATGTATTATTGCGAGAACAATTTTCAAAATTCGATGAAAATAACAATGTATATGACAAAGAAATTCATACAGCTTCCTATAAACCATTAGTCGATACCCTATACAATTTAAATCGCAATCTTCGCTGGATAATACCGGTTGTTGCAAATCGTCGCAAATTGAATATGAATACTAACGCACTCGAAACAAAAGATATTGTAGCTGAAAATATGACCGAAACATTCGGAACTATGGTAAATATGCAGAATAAATATTACAAAAAAGGCGCGAACGATTCTTCTATTACATATGATAATCTACAGAAACAAAATCATGAATCGTTTCGCCCATTCGAATCACCGACGGATGATTCTGATTGTTTGACTACAAAAAATGTATTGGATAATATCGATGCTGTTGTAGACAACCTGAACGATTTTTATAGTACCGTATATACGGAAGCGGGCATAAAGCGAAAACAGTATGTTATACAAAGATATAATTTGGGTAGTAGTAAGTTACAAGAACAGGTTATGAAATCTGGTAAAAAAGTATATGTAAGAAATAGTCTCACTAATAATGACGATATGTGTGTAAAGTCTTATTTGATGCTACCATCGTCTGTTATTAAGTTCTCTGAATTACACATGCCCTCTTCTTCCATGCTTACGAAAAGTTCTTTGCATGAAAACTATTTGTTACTTCATCGCTTATTGAGGTCAAACACCGACATTACGTCGCAAGTAATAGAAGATTTTTCCACCAACCTGGATTACGAGAAAATAGAGGGAGAAACGAAACAATCTTTGTTTGATGGTATTAATGAGTTCATAATTAATTCAGATGCATTTGATTCAGTTGAGGTGATGAATGAAAATGAAAAATTCCGTAGATTTTTAGAAATCATTGTACCCAAAACCCGTTTATTAATTCGGTTATATAGGAAATTCATTAAATATCGTATGTCGTTTGTTGGTGTAGTCCAGAAACTTGAACCATTCATGATATACCCGAGTGATATTACGTACAAACAATATATGGAAATTCGTTTTTTTATTAAAGAACAGATGAAAGAACTGAGAACCAATATGACTGAATCTTCTGGTAAATATGGAATATTATCTAGTACAAAATATAATATTATTCAGAAACCAAATATATTGTTGCGTATTTTGTCTGAAAATTCTGATTTCGCAGAAACATTTTTCAAATCTTATCATTTTTTGTTAAAAGACCAAATGAATACAAAATTGTCACCGTCTGAATTATTATTGCAAATGACTATGTACGATAATACTGAGTTGTATACGAGTATGATAGCAAGTATACTGATTAAGTTGAACAGTGCAGATGATATCCTTGCTACGATACAGGACACAAATATTGACGAGCTTGATGAAAACCAACAGGTTAATACTATCGACTGTGGCAAAAAGTATCTGTCTAAAAAATATAACTCTATAAGTGATTTACAAAAAGATAATAACATTGATGATATATATTTTGAAGCAGAGTTTGACGATACTCCGTATGACCTACTTAAAACATATGAAAAAGACCAGAAAGAGATGCTCAATGAAAAATTCTTTGATTTTTTAGTCATAAATTTGATTGAAAGACATTCTGTTCCTTCAGAAAATGCAAACGAATTAGCTGAAACATTAATATCCAAAAAGAAAAAAGTATTAGATGGGCATTATGCAATGTTAGAGTTAGTTCCACCATTAAAGAAAAATGTTAGCATCGAGGGAATGACTGAAAAAGAAAAAGACGAGTTAGCGGATGAGGTTGACATACGTAAACAAATATTTTATTATCGTCGCCTCCGAGATAATTGGATTCGAGATGATGACATAAATGATTCTATGTTCATTGATACCAACTCAATCTTTTGCAATCTCACTGAAACATGTAAGAAGAATGACAAAAACAAAGTCTGTGAAACAGACGACAATGTGAAAATCAGAATAAAAAACAGCCACAAAGATGAATTGCAGAAAGAATTCAAAAATCGTATTCAATATACTGTTGACGAATTAGAGAACAAATTAACAAATCAAATTGGCATTCTTTTGAAAAAGATGAGAAAAAATGAATTGTTACGAGAAATCCAATTGTATAAATCAAACAATTTGGCATATGAGTTAGGTAAGACAGCTAAAAAACAGGAGATACTAGAATCCCCACATCTTCCATTGAAAGATATGATTATGGGACAGGCGGATTTTACAAAAAAACAAGGACATATATGTAAATTCGTAGACAGGTTTTGTCGCCAAGCAATGGTGGAGAACCTGAATGAGAATCAGCATATATTGTACTGCAAGGTTACAAATACTGAACTGTTTCCTGCATCCATCTATCGTCTAGCACAAACATACGTATCTGGTGGAGATTATTCTGAAATGTTAGATATTGTATGTAGAGAAGTCGGTACCGAAAGTGACGATGGTGATTCAATTGTTGATAAATATACTGGAGATGTATTACGCAAAAAAGAGTTAAGTACAGAAGAAGGATATGATGATACTGGGAGACGTACTCAAACACGTGATATTCTGGAAAAGGACCTAGGTGTAGTGGAAGAAGAAAATATGAAAAAGCGAGATAAAATTTATGAAAATGAAACAACAGAAATGTTATACAACGTCTTGAATTCTATATGTGACAATATAGATATTCCAGTAGATTCGGTTGAAGACACTGTATTGCGCAATGCAAATATTGTAATAAAACAACATATGCTGTCAGAAAGTAGTTATAAAAGACGTTCTGATGCTCATTACAGAAAGAAAAATAAACATCTTCCACCATACCAAAAGTACAAACATGAAATTATGTTAACAATATTGGCAGCAATGTTACATGTTGGTATACAAACAGCGGTACCTTCATTCAAAACAAATAAAACGTTCCCCTCCTGCGTGCGGTCGTTTAGTGGGTATCCAATGACTGGTATCGAGGACACCACAGGTATCAGCTATATTTCCTGTGTTATGATTAAAATGAAAAGCAGCATACAACCATGGGATTCTTTACGCAATCTAAAACCAGATACAATGGCTTCTCGCATTAAAGATGTTATTCAAGAATACATAATGCCAATGAGTGATATACAGGAATTATATGTAATAAAAAAGGAATATATACTTCTCAATCCAGATTCTATTATTCCAGAAGAGCACAAACTACAAAAATGGCTTCACTTCTTACCCCCGATTGTAAGAACAAATGTTGCAAAAAATTTGCAGAATGTAACAAGTGATTTCAAACGTGATATGTTAGAAAAAATGAAAAAGGGCGATGCTAAACAATTGCATTCTCTTATGGTGTTAGAGAGCAAAAATATACAACATAGTTATGCCATTATTGAAAGCATCAATAAGATTGTCAGTGAGAAAGACCAGCTACTAAAAACGGCTTCTATGATTCCATTTGTCGAGAATGCATGCTGCAATGAACGCTTAGGTATGACAAATCCAATCATTTATTTTAACGAAGAAAATGGAAACATCAAGGTCTATTTACAACGAATACTGAAAAACAGTAAGACTCTTCGCGATGTATCTAGATTGACGAGTGCAAGAATGCTGAATCACGATAAACCAACTGGTTTGAAATACCCCGGACTACCCAAAGGTTATTTGGAAGAAAATGTATATCAAACGTTTATACATTATTGCAATTTTGATAGAAAATTACCTATTCCAAATAAGTTGAAAAGTGTATGTAACGGAATTCCTGACAATTACAACATAAAATGGAACATTCACGAGAAGATAGAATTCCTGAAGAAAAATGGTAAGCATTTTACAGTAAACCAGATGCAACAATTGATGTCTATTCTCCGTACAGATAACATGGTTGATGTGTTCTCTCGGGACCAGGTTACAAATGTAATGGGTCTAACAGATTTGATAGAGAGTTTTGAACTCACTAATTCTTCATTGTTTACAGAACCATTGAGAAAACTTCTACGTGGTGTTATTTCTACCTATGAACCTAAAAAAATGAAAGACAGCCCGACTCCAGAGTTAGAATCGCTTACAAATTATCTAATCAATACGAATCGTAGGCTACATGAAGATGTGATGACGTTTTTTAATAATTACGGAGATACTCTATCTTCTCGAAACTATAGTAAAATCAACGATTTTTTAAAAAATGTTTGCAACTGGGACAATGGCGTTCAAATACATACAGTCAAACACTTCATACAGAGTTCCATACAAAATATAGCTAAGGTTTATCCTATGATAATTTCCAATGGAGCAGACTTTTATAAAACTGTATGCACTCATTGGAATTATACACCTAGTCATAATTTAGATATTGAACGGTTCATCAACAAATATTACAAACAAATAGAAAAATTCAAAGGGGATACAGTATTGAAACAATTATTAAATGATATACACACTCAGCTAATTGACGTTGTATTGTTTGTACATAATTTACCATGTAATACTGAAATCAAAAAATGGCTTCCAAATGAACGAAACGAAATGGTCGAAGTGTCTTTCCATATGTTATTTGACGACTTAACCTACAGAGAATTATTAAAATACTGTTTTTATCGAATGCTGACTGAGTATGTATCATTCAGTGAAGACCCCGATATTTTAAGGACCGAGATTTATACATCTAGACAGCAAAGGAAAGAAGACAATGAATCTATAGGAGATGCAGCAAATTATATACATAGCAATCGCGAAGATTCGTCTGCTGAAGTCCAATCTATAGAAGATGAATTGGAAGAAACAGAGATAATTGTAGATAAACCAGAAGAGTTGAAATCCCGATTGAGCAATCTTCTATATGCATTTTTAGAGGTTGAAATAGAAAACAAAACTACTATCAATTATAGTTATAATGACATCATGAAGCGAGTAAATCGTGCAAAAGAAAGAGAAAAAAATGCAATCATTGAGTATCTCGGTAATAAGTCAAAAGAAGAGCGTAAGGTAGAAACCCTTTTTAAACAATATAAATTAGGACGCTGGAACGTTGGTAACCACAAAGGATTGGTTAAGTACGACAAGGAGACATACGAACGAGAGCGCGGGGAATTACTTACTCAACTTTACTCGGATGAAGAAACTGGTCAGTATGAGGTGATAACTGAAATGCGCAGAGAAATTTTTGACATTGAAAAAGACATAGAGGACGAACAAAATCAAACCTATGAAGAGGAAGCAAACAACATTGAAAGTTTAGATGAGGATTACATGGATGGTAGATTTTATGAAGAAGATATTGAAGAAGAAATGTAAGAGTTTGAATAATGCATAAATAATATAATAGTATTTTATTTATGGACTCGACAATTGTGACCGCATTCTTATATTCCGAAGACCATTATCAGAATTTAGATTTTTATATAGATAATGGGAAGAAATTATTGAATTTAGATGCGAATAAGATTGTGTTTATTGACGAAAGACTAGTGGATAGATTTGCAGAATACTCTACTGAAAATAATGTGTTTGTACCTATGAATAAAGAGTCTTTGTATTTATATAAACATCTTCCGCTGCTTTCTAGTAAGGTCAACGGTAACCCAAATAAAGATACCAATATGTTTTTCTCAATTATGTGCAACAAAACAGAATGGATGCGAGAAGCAATACATAGGAATCCGTTCCATACAGAATATTTCGTATGGTTAGATTTTGGCATTTCTAAAATATTAGACGATTCTTTTGATATTAGTAATTTGAATAAAAAATATGAAAATGTACGTATTGGTAGTATTTGGAATCCGGCATTTTCACACGCCGCAGACCCGTATACTGAAATTTGTTGGTATTTTGCAGGTGGAGTCTTTGGTGGTCATAAGGATTATTTATTATTGTTTGCAGATATCATGAAAATGGAGGTTCTCAGTTTCATTGATAAACATCAATATTTAGTATGGGAAGTGAACTTTTGGTATTTCATTTATGCAAAACACAAGAACCTTTTCAATCTATATTTTTGCAACCACGATACATCAATTATTAACAATTATTAGAATATATCATAATAAAATATATACTGGTTATATAGATTCTAGATGACTGATATGAAAATATTTATAGGTAAAAATAGACTGAATATAAGTTTAGTCGTATTTTTAGTAATATTTAGCCTGATACATTATTTGAAACCAGGTATCGTTTACAATGAAAATGGAGAATTTCGCAATTTTGGAATTGGTTACCGACACAAAACGGTTATACCCATTTGGTTAGTAGCAATCATAACAGCGATATTTAGTTATTTGTTTGTTATGTCATATTTAGTATATATTTGAAAACAAAAACCTAGAATAATAATATAGTCCACTATACAATTATTTAGATGAATCAACCATTCCTGATAGAAGCAAACTCGCGTGCATATCTAACAAACACTTTGCAAAAGTGTCATGAGCATCGAGTCGGTATGTATTATTATGTTCTCAACGGTGGAGTTTTATTAGCATTTGTACTTATATTTGGCTTAGCATTATATTATTCATATAAAAATAAGCCGAGTGATTACGCGAAACAACAGAAATTATTGAAGGACCAGGAATTAATAGTATCCAAAATACGTTACCATAAAGACCTACATAGTCAAAGACAAAATGAAATGTCCAACATTACAAATTTACCATTTATACATTCATAATATATGTTTGGTTAGTATATATATTATAGAAGTACAATACAATGATACAAGAAGAAAGAGAACAAATTATAACTAACGAGAACAATGCACAGCAACAATTTGAATCTTATCTTGATACGCTAGCTAAACCTATTAATGCAATTAAAATGACGTCTATATTATCTGGTGATATTGATTTAAAAGTTCTCAAAGACAAGGGATATGGAGTACCCAATGAACTTATTTTCAACGAAGGTAAAATTACAAATCTCTACAATATACCCGAGGGTATTGTTCGACTGGAAATTCCAAACAATATGTTAGATAATATCAATAATTTACCCAAATCTGTTGAGGTTCTCAATCTGGAACAAAATTTTATACAGAATATAGATATTTCATTGTTAACGGAGTTGAACGAGTTGAATGTGTCTAACAATAAGCTCACTAAGTTAGAAAAAATACCTAAAAACATAATAGACCTTAAATGTTCGCACAACAAATTAGAATACCTCGACTTACAAGGACTGACTCAATTAAAGACCCTTCATATTTCGAATAATATGATAACCGTGATTGACAATATGCCTGATACTGTTGAAAATCTAGAAATGGAGAACACTCCATCGATTGAATACCGGAACAAAACTGCAGAAGACCTGAATATTCCGTTTGCACAAAGAGAAGAATCTAGAAAAAAAAAGAAGGATTATATAGCAGCAATTAACGATTTTTTCAAGTTGAAATCGAAATACGAAAGCAAGGTACACACCCTGAGAAAAAATGCGTACGATAATGCAAAAACAAAGAAAATAGCTCGCGATAATTTGAAAAAAGGGCTGATAAAATCACAGTGCATAAAGTGCAAACGACAAGGAGGGTCTATATTCAAAGTAGAAAGAAATAAATATTCTGTATTGTGTGGAGTAAGCAACTCTCCTTGCGATTTAGACATTCAAATATTTACTGGAGATTTCGTTTTAAGAGAGGACGCATTAGACGCGTTTCTCGAGGGAATCAATGACATAAAAATAGAAATTATTAGAAATAAATTGGATAATATTTTTGGTTATATAGATGACGAAACTTCCAAAAAAATAACTGATGAGAAACTCAAGGATTATAACTTGAATAGTACCATATATACCGAAACTATAGAAGAACGTGAACAATTAGTCGACAACAAAGAAAAAGCAGAAGAAATTGCAAACAACAAACGAGAACTCTATTCATTGATTGATAACAATAAAGACTTAATACGTCAATACAAAGAAACCAACAATGCCGAAATACTGAAAGATGTTGCGAATACAACAGTGAATGACGTATATCGCATCGCTAGAAATATTCGAAATCTAGAACATGGTGAAATGGATATGATTTATTACGACAAAGGTTATTATCCAGAAGATACAAATAGAAAAATACACAAATTGTATCAGTATCCTGTAAAACATGAAAAAATGGAAACGAATTATTTACGTGAGCCAGTGAATGTTATCAAGTTCAACAAATAGATAAATATATACGCAAAGAAGTTATATATTTATTCACATTTAGTGTAGTTTGAAATACCGTCCCATAGAACGTCATATGTATCTGCCCATGTTTTTTTAGCACAATCTGGTGTTTGGCCCATAGCTGACCACATTTGACTATCAAAATCAATCACACCTAGAGGTTCATTATCTTTTTCGAATATACTGTTGTTGTACCCCGGCGTAGCCTCTGCATTTGTTTTAGAAGTATCCGTTGTATTGTTGTCTAAAATAGACCCGACATTTTTCATATCTTGGCCAGGAACTACACAATATACATTTTCTATTCCATTATCATCTTCCTGTATTTTGGTATCCCAATTGTCAGGACATGTATTTTTGATGGGTGGGAATACGACCTGACTTTCACCTGAAAGCTTTTTATCAGCAATCATAATACCAACATAAGATAATACAATTATAAAAAGTATCACAGCAACAATAATTACAATAGTATAAAAAGAGTCCATAATTTATATACTATATGAATAAAATAATATTATGTTGATAATTACCACGATGGCTTTCTATCAAAATCAAACATATTCAATATGAAGACTTTCACAATGAACGACATTACATTGGCAATTATAACTAATACAATTAGAACTACGACTAAAGATAATAACATTATCAGAAGAATAGAGATGGTTTCGGTAAAATTTCTGAACATAACCGTTGGGTACTATATATACATTTTAGATTATTATACTAAATAGTTAATTTAGTGGTTTCGTTATGATATATTTATTTCTGTATAGATTGTATAGTGAATATGAATCCAGTAAGCATAAGTCATAATGATAATATATTAAGCAGTGAAGCACTTAATGGACGTGTCAATATAGTTGATGTCCCACACCATATTCAATTTCAAATGCAGGAAAAAATAGCGGTTAAAAATAAAACCACCGAATATCGCGAAGCTTTATCTGGCGTATTGGAAGACAGTCTTTTATCGCAAGTGTATTTTTCCGTAGAAAATATCCAGATTGTACAAAATGGTTTACGTGCAGGTGTCTACAGTATGTCCGACAACAAATATGTCGTGGCACCGCAAAATATCGACACTCTAAAAATTATAATGAGAAGCATTTATTTACAATTTGCTGAACATCGCGAAGATGACATAAAAGGTCAGGTATCTAGACTGAATAAATTAGTGTTGGACTATGCTATTCCGAACGTATACAATGAAGCAGAAGGATATGTAAAGTATTGTCGTGACCAAAGTACATTGGTTACTCCATTGGACCTGCCTAGACAAAGTGATAGAGAGTATAAGCAATTGGAAATGAAACCATGGGTTTAAAAATTGATATATAAAACTCAAATTTAATAATATTAATAAAATATCAATATTATTTAATCCAAACTATGGAAGAGACTGTTAGAGCAAATTTGATATTAGACAAATTTAATACAAAATATGGCAAATTAAAAACATATTGTTCTTATTGTCATCGGAGTGGTCATATCAAGACTAATTGTAAATTATCTGCTAAACATGCACGTTATAAACAATCGAATATCCCTGAAAAATACTGGTACGGTGAAGACCCTGTAAAAACATTACTTATGAATGAAACGATAAGGGGGTATTGCAACAGACAAAAATATAATGTTGCATATCGTCCACCTGTGGATATTTAGGTACAGTCATTTTGAACCATTCTGAATACTAACTCTTCGAAAGAGACCGTAGGTTTCCATTGTAAATCATTATACGCTTTGCTTGCATCACCTATTAGTAATTCTACTTCTGCAGGTCGATAATACTTAGGGTCTATAAAGATATATTCGGTCCCCGTATTTTTATCATAACCAATCTCATTCACATCACTTCCTTTCCAGACAATCTCTATACCTTTCAATGCAAAAGCCTTTTCGATAAACATTCTCACTGAATATTTTTTTCCAGTTGCTAATACAAAATCATCAGGTATATCGTGCTGTAAAATCTTCCACATTCCTTCTACGTAATCTTCTGCATGCCCCCAATCACGTTCTGCGTCAATATTCCCCATTACCAACCTGTCAGTTTCCTTTTTTACTATCTTATTTAATCCCATCGTGATTTTTCTAGTAACAAAATTATGCCCACGTCTTTCTGATTCATGATTGAATAAAATACCGTTGCAAGCAAACATACCATAGGATTCTCTGTAATTTTTGACTATCCAATACGCATATAGTTTTGCCACACCATAAGGTGACCTAGGATAAAAGGGGGTAGTCTCCGTTTGTGGTACCTCCTGTACTAATCCATATAATTCGCTGGTAGATGCCTGATAATATCTAACAATATCAATCAAGTTATTGTTTCTCACAGATTCTAACAACTTCAATACTCCAAATGCATCCGCATCTGCTGTATATTCTGGCATTTCAAAAGATACTTTTACATGTGATTGTGCAGCTAAGTTGTAAATTTCTAGACGTGTCATATCATTATATTTGTTTCGTATATGTGACATAATGGAGTTTAAACAGGAACTGTCTGTCAAATCTCCATAATGTAATTGCAAATTTGTGTCATGAAAAATATTGTCAATGCGATGTGTATTAATTGATGATGACCTACGTATCAATCCATGTACACGATAGTTCTTTTTCAATAATAATTCAGCTAAATACGACCCATCCTGACCAGTGATACCTGTTATAAACGCAACCAACGTCATTAATAACAAATTTATGAATATATGTTTATATTCATTTTCGATAATCTTCATATTCTGTTAAATGTGGATACCTTTTAAAACATTCTGACTCAATATGTGGGTCACATACTGGAATATCTACTTTCAACAGTAATGATAAAGAACCTGTACTTTCAAATACTCCAGGGAAACTGACCTGACATTGTGGACTAAACTCCTTTATTTTCGAAAACCATTTATCATTCAATTCATATATTTTTTCACAACGTTTTGATACAATGAATCCGCCCATAGCGACCCAATTGACACAAGCTTCCTTTCGCTGTTTCATCATTCCATCCTTATACGGTTGAAAACGAGCATCTCTAGAAAGTCTGAGTTCTTGATGCGTGTTTCTACTTTTATTGTGTTTATACATTACGATATCGTGTTTATCTAAATCATCGTACGGTATTTTCTTTAGTTCAAGTGTAGAATCTACCCAAACGATAATATCATATTTATCTAACATTGGAATTTTATGCCATTGGCACTTATAATATTTATACCGTATATACGGGTCATCATGATGGAAATAACAATCCGTACAGCGAGTCCAGGAGGAGCCATCATATTTTAAATTTGTTGCGTCGCCAAATATATAGCCATCAACATTCAAATGGTCTATACTACGAACATGTGCATTATAATTACCACACACCGCAGTGATTACACAGATTTTTTTTAATTCCATATATAAAATTGATTATATTTATATATGGATAGAAACGCAAATAATTAGACAACATGAAAATTACATTTAAGATAAATACGACAGTAGGTAAGCCGTTTAATATTGAAGTAGAGGATGATATTACTACAAATCAATTAATGGGTAAATTATTGCAAGGCGTGGAAGACAATACTGTATTGTATCGAAGTGAAATATTAGATATATTTGCTCAGGACACATTGTCTGGTGATACATTGTCATTGCCAAAGAATTTTCATTTGGTCAAAAGTCTTATTGAAATCAACCGTAAGTATTTTCCAACCATGCCCACTGAAAAAAACACGTATAATATATTTGTAATTGACGTAATGTATCGGGAACAAATAGATACTATAGAAGAGCCTTCATCGAGAAATAAAAAAGAAATAAAAACATCGCACTTTGATGGTTTTATTCAAACTATTAAACATATGATTACATGGTAATATTTCTACTTTTCTATATTTCTATATTTACTTCTTTTTTCTAATTACCTTTTTAGCAGCGGTTGTTCCTGACTTTGTTTTCCCACCGCCAGCCTGAACCTTTTCTCTTTGCAACTTGTATTTATCATATTCTGATTCCAAAACAGTTAGCTCTCGGAACCAGATTGTCTCTACATTCGTTTTCAACAATGTATCTATGTTGGATTCTGTAGTTGTCTTTTCGTTCATGATATTGGCAACATTTTCTTCTGTCACTGAATCCATCGGCATTTTGATTAGATATTTATAATCACCCTCTATCTTATCGTATTGCTTCTTTGACAATAATTCAGTTACGGCATCTGATTTCATTCTTCTCAAATCAATAGTTCCAGAGAGCGTCTCCTGAATATATGTCGCTTTATTCGATAGTTTTACTAGCTTATGACGCATTTCAGCAAGTTGCTGGTCTTTTCGCTTTTGATACATTTGAATGCGTACATCATAAAAGTCAATGATAATTTCTTCTACTGAATCATATTTATGCAATTTGCAGTCCTTATCAAACATGTGCATATTTGTTGTACTGACAGTTGTTTGTAATTTCAACAGTTTTTCTACTCCGTTACAACCAGTTGCGTCACGTACGGTTTCTAGTTCATCTAGACGACCACGCGGAAACACTATAACAATGTCTACTGTTACTTCTGTACATATGGATGAGAAATCTTTCAGTACAGGAGTTCCACGCTTACCTGTTTTGTTATCAATTTGTCCATCAACCAATGTTTCCAAAAAGCTAGTATAAGGCATTGTCCATGTACCTACTGGCAACTCGGTAATGCGAATTTTATCATCTCCTAGTTTTTCATAGCAGCCTTTGATAGCATATTTCTTATCTTCTATTTTTTTGATAGTTCCCTTAAACCCTTCATAATAAGGTACAAAACCATCGCTATTTCCCAAAGGCTCGTTCTTCAGCATACGTTTCAAATAATGAATAATTTCTTTGGGATTGTAAGGGGCAATACTGCATGAAAATCCAGTACCAATTCCTGAAATTCCATTCATCAATGCAAACGGTATGATAGGTACATAATATTCTGGTTCAACAGTTGTTCCATCATCGTCCAAATAATTCAAAACAGCATCGTCTACGTCAGGAAAGATATATCTGGTAAGAGGGTTCAACTGTGTAAAGATATATCTCTCTGATGCACTGTCGTCTCCACCATGCAAACGCGTACCAAACTGACCATTGGGGAGCAATAGATTAATGTTATTGGAACCTACGTAATTTTGGGCCATATTTACAATCGCGCCATTCAAACTGGCTTCACCGTGATGATATGCACTGTGTTCTGAAACATATCCTGAAAACTGGGCTACTTTGATTTCACTATTCAATCTTCGTTTGAAAGCAGAGTATAAGATTTTACGCAGTGAAATTTTTAGACCATCTACCATATTTGGAATAGAACGTGCGCAATCATATGTGCTAAAATGAATCATTTCATTGTTAATGAACTGTTCATATTGAACGGTTGGGTGGCTTGTATCGAGATACGCATTTTTGTCGTAGTTTTCCAACCAAGTCTTTCTATCATCCGCACGTTTTTTATTGAAAATTTTATCAATCGTATCGTCGCTACTTTTTCCAGCATAGACGAAATCTACTATCTTTTTGTTTGCAAAATAGTTTTTGAATTCGGCAGAGGTAGACGTACCTAGACCCTTAAAATATTTGATATTCCATCCATGCATACCGTTTTCACCCAACGTTTGTTTCCACTGATTATACTCACCGTCATTGTAAAACAGTTTTGTTTGTGCTCCCTTTTTTGCACGAAGAATAGGGGTATTCATAAAAGATAGAAATCCAGGAATTTGGGTTAAAGATGCCCACTCGCTATGGAACATGTTGATACACAACCCTTTGATATGTGACCCATCTAAATCTTGGTCTGTCATATACATGACCTTCCCATATCGCAGGTTTTTATGAACTTCGTCAATAGATTTATATTCCATACCAGAAACTAAACCAAGGATTTTTTTAATATCGTTGATTTCTTTGTTTTCGGCAATCTTTTTTATTTGCTCACCTCGAACATTCAGTAGTTTACCTTTCAGGGGATAAATACCAATAGTATTTCGGTCATCACTCGATAATCCAGAAACAATACCAGATAGCGCAGATAAACCCTCACACAAAATGAGTACACAATCTTTTGAATTTACCGTGCCACCATAATTTGCATCAATGAAATTTGCGATACCACGAACGTTTCGTGTTTTAGAACCATCTGTTTTTTTTGCTATACGATTTTCCTTTGCCTCGGTCAACGAACATGCAGTTTCCATAACGCCCATCTTGGCAATCTTTTCGATGAAACTATCGCTTACTGAACACATTGACCCAAACTTAGCAGACGGCGTGTTCATATAATCCTTTGTCTGGCTATCAAATGACGGATTTTCAATATCACACCGCAAAAACAGCAACAATTGTTCTTTGATTGCATTGCTATTAACCCGGACCTTCTTCTTTTTCTCAATATAGTCACATAACTTTCTTACAATTTGACCCGTGATATAATCGACGTGTTTGCCACCCTTGAATGTACAGATACCATTTACAAAAGATACCTGCATATACTCGTGTGTAGGAGAAAGTGCCACTGCATATTCCCATCGTTCATCTGGATGTTCATATACACGCTTTCCTGTATCCTTTGGGCCAATGTACAAATCAATGTATTGTTGGAAATTCTTAACTGGTATTTGTGTATCATTGTAAGATATTTTGACTTTTTTGATAGAATGGTCAGTGACTGCACCGATGTCGTATACACGTTTCTTCAAAAGTGCTAACATATCAGGTGTCAATCCCTGGATTGACAACCGTTGGTAATCTGGACGAAACGACACCTTAGTGTACGGTTTAGTGGTTGATACCTTTGTAATTTTAGGTGGGTCTAGATTGTCTAGGTTGTTATGAAATTCCTGAACATATTTCAATCCACGAATGTGGTCAACCGTCTCAACTCTGCCATATGTAGACCAGATTAGCACTAACTTAAATCCGAAACCATTTTTACCGCCGACAATGCGCTTTTCATTTTTGTTGTAATTAGTTGATGTACGAAGGTGCCCAAACACCATTTCCGGAATCCAAATGTCATATTCGGGATGTTTGGCAATATCGATACCATTACCATCGTTTGACATGGTAATCATTCCAGTATCGTCAATATTTGTGTCAATATATGTTACAAACTTTTTTTCCAATACGTTAGATTGAATCATGCGTATTACATGGTCTCTGCAGTTTACGATGCCTTCATCAAATAGCTTATAGAGACCAGGAATATATTCAATGTCTCGCCAAACAATACGATTGCTTTCATCGTCATAGACCCAAATCGATGCATCAACATTTTCAACAGAACCGATATAGGTATCTGGATTATCCAAAATGTGTTGTTTATCAGTTTTTTGTTGATACTGCACGGATAGAGCTGCATCTGTATGGTTTAGAGTTGGCTTCGTAGTAGGCTTTGACATATTCACTATATAGTTGTTGTACTAGTGATATCATTAAGTCGTTTTTTCTATCAATTTTTATAGGGGGGGATATAAGAATATATTCTAGTATTTACAAATTGATTTGCGATAATACCTGCACCATACGCACACTTTTAAAGTTTTCGAACAATTGTTGCAGACCATTGGATACAAATAATTGTATCCTGGGTATGCAATCTGATACAAATTAGCATATCCACGAATAGTGTTGCATAAACATACTGTACAATTTCTAGTATAAGGACTCACCGGATACAGATTGCTGCAGTATAATATTCTATGCACTTTACAAACATATGGACAATGCATGTAATAATATTCGTATGTATAAATATATTCATACAAATTATATATATTGATATCTTAAATGACTATGTTTGATATTATAAAACATTGCGAAAAAGAGCGTTCAAAATGTAAAACAGACTATTCTCGGTTGAAAACTGCTACAAGTGACCCTTCTATCACTCGTAAAATGCGTTATTCGCAACTCTCTCGTGTATCTAAATATGTAACAATACGCAATTTCAACGAAGCAACCGCACCTGCAAAAGAAATTATACCTACTCATCAATATCCTAAAGGACAGATTTATGTGTTCCCTGTTTTTTCATAATTTTATTTAGCGAATAATATGTATACAAGTAATATAGACAGATGAAAAGACCTGTTCGTAACGAAGAAGATGGTATGTACCATATAAAAAACAAGAAATACCCCGAGTTATTTGGTTCGCGTACTCAGGTAATGAACCAAACTGCTTACAAAACAAGTGGAAACCTTTCAAAAAATGACCTTATGATGAACAAATGGGGACGCATTGTGTCTGCCAAAAAACACAAAACTGCCAAAAAAGAAAAGCGTTTAGAAAAAGCCGGTTACTTTGCAAAGAAAGGAAAATTTGGTTACGTAAAGAAAACCCGTAGAACCAGAAAGAATACATCAAAGAAAGCAAAGAACTAAGATGAAGATTTAAACCGTCGTTTTTTAGTATATTTATTCATAATATATATACTGAATGCCTCGCATAAAAGCGAAGATTATAAGATTACTGCAGCATATACACTGAGGGGTCTATAATGGAGTGTCTATTTCTTCTATTGTGTTGGTATCAAATTCATCAATACATTCACCGCAGAATGCAATATACAACCCACATACACATATTATCATGATTATAATAACCACGAACAGTGCGATATATTCTTTCATATATATGTTACCAAATTATTTTTATACCGTATTCAATTATATTTTACATTCGTGTATAAAACATCATCAAGTACAAGAATTGAGTTATATCTATCAAAAAATCCCGGTATGTATAAATATTTGTTTTAAATCTTCAATTGTAACATGCATAATATTGACTATGCATGTTCACATTCACCTAATTACGTCATATACCAGTTTGACGATAGAAACTTATTGTCTATGATATAGTCTGAACAATTGTCGAATATATATTTTTCAAAATAAGATTTACTTACTATTTGTTTTTGCATACTTGTCAATTCATTTAAATTCATGTTTGACGCTCGTGTTGTAAATTTACAATAGTACAAATAAGTGTCATAGATGGATACGTTACTGTATATGCCTGGAGTGCCTACTCTACTACCACTAGATGCAGAAGAAATATACTGTGATTTTATGTGTTCTTTCATATTTTCCAATGCAACCTGAATATCCATTTGCTTATCCCACAGCCTACAACGAATGCCTGATATAAATTTATCTCTTTCTATTTCGGTTGTAGGATAGTAATAATATATCAAATCTAGCAGTTGTTTATCGTTATAATTATTACCAGGTTCATTATTCATTTCACACCATTTTTTATAGAGAATTATTAATTCTTCAATTTCGAAATCAGTTTCTGTTTCATCTATTTCTATTGTTTCGTTCCAGAATTGTAAAAATCGTTGTATAGATGGCAAATATTTACTACAAATCCCCTGAAAAGAATCTATGTGTTCATTATAATATAGTTCTAATTTACCAATAATCATTGTTTTTAATTGATTCATAAAAATTACTGAAGGTAGCTGTTTGCTCTCCAGGAATTGCCTCCACAGGTATTGCATATTTTTCCATGTAATCTGTGTTGTACGACTAGTTGACCCGTCTAAACTATTTATAAACAATGTTTGAGGGGGGCTATTTTGAATAGGCGTATGCGTCTCGTCTATATATTCACCGATAAACTCGTTTACCAAATCATTTGGTATGGTGTTTTTTACCGAAAACACAGTGCTTTTCAAATCTTCGTCGTTACTATGTACATCAGCATAATCGTCTGATGAATTGTATCTATTTGAGTAATGACATGCTACGCACAAAACATCTATAATCGAATTTTTCAAATAATTGTGCCACGATGACTCGTACTTTACATTGTCATTCATTTGCAATACACGAAAATTGTTATATTCATGGTCGTGGTATTTATGTTTGATAGTCTGTGACAATTGCAATCCAACCAGCATGATTGATAAATTATTCAAATGTTTTATAAATTGTTTTGAGTTTGGCGTGATAAAATGTATAAGATTGCTCTTTTTCTTCAATAAATTATCACCAAGAACACATAGAAAGTATTTTGCATCGCTTCTACTGCGGAATAGTGTATTTACCAATCCATCCAATACCGACTGTATTGTGTCAGACTCTGGTATAGAATTCAATAAATAATTGTCTTTTATGCGTTTCATAACGTTGACTTTCGTTTTATGTTTCCACGACATCAACTGTCTATCTTTGCTTATACTAGACAATACATGGTATAATATGTCATCCTCGCTATGTACCTGGTAATGCAATCCATCGTATATAAAAAAATTAGAAGTTGTCGATACATAGAAATATTGGTTATTATTCAAAAAACTATGTATAAACGCATCCTGTTCACCTGTTAATTCTTCAATGCGGGCCACCCTCTGTTCATGCGTTTGCTTCATATTTGCAAAAATATTTGGCAATTGGTTGCATATGTATGAATATAACTTTTGACTCATGTATTCATCCTCTTTATATAAATCATGTAAATTGTCTATTACATTTGTTAGGGACTCTTTCGATAAACTATGCATATGGTAGCTCATATTCTGCTATAAACGTAATATAAATATCTTTATATTACTTTCAAATTATATTGTAACTACACAGCGTTGTTTCGTATCCTTGTAGTATTCGTTAGTAGTGTCGGTAATTGACGCCTTAATGTATTTGGAAACTATCATATTTGTATCCAATAATTGTTGTGCATTCATCACTGCAAACCATTGATATTTTGTACGTTTCAATATATCCTCTGATGGTATCTGTATTCCAATAACATGTGGATGTAAATCCAAATATGCCTCCTCACATAGGTCTTCTATTAAGATAGGTTTATTCTTATTTGTCTTAATTCCTATCATTTCACCGCCTACTAACAATAAGTCCTGGTCTTGTATCTGTTGCTTGCAAAAATATTGTATACTTCCTTTGAAAGCATTTTCGTCTGTAAAATGACCATTCATATTCAAATTCTTCAAATAATTTACCAATTTCAATATTGTTTGATTCCCCTTGTCTGCTCCCATAATATCAATTGATGGTATAAATCCCGATGAAGTTGCTTCGGATATGTTCGTAGTTCTGTTTATAGCTTCACACACAAATGCTGTCTTTTTTGCAACATGTTCATCATAAAAGTTTTTCAGATTCTTCAAACAAACAAAGGAATTTGGCAATGTCATTCCACCGTATACATACAATAGCTGTGCCATGCCCATTGCTCTGTAATTGCTTTTTCTAGGCTCTGCCATATTCAATACATCCACATCCCAATCAGGCAATAATTTACTAAAAGAATCATCGTCGATTAGACAAATATTGAAATCTTCACCGCAGTGATTTATAATCGTTTTTATAGTCAAATGTACATAATCCTGGTTTAAATCTGTGGTGTTGCGCGAATGAAAGTCTTTCCATTTTCTAGAGTTGATTTCATATTTTGAATGTATCCATAACTTCGGTCGATTGTAACCATACAACGGTGATTCATTTAACAAATAATTTTTTATCATTTCATATTCATCATTGGTCTCGAGGGGATTTTTTATCTGTTTTGCTAAGGTTCCCACAACAAATATTACTCCTAATGATGCTATGTACAAAGGTATATTTTTCGAATTAAACATAATATCAGTATATTATCATCATAGATATTATATTTTAATTGACAATGAAAATCAAAAATAAATGTAGAAAATTATATTGTATTTTGATTCATTGTATTTCATCTGCGACGTATGCATTATAGATGCATTTTTGCATATCTGTCGTACTATATTTGTGAAAGATTTATATGTCATTTTTCTAGTGATGTAAAATTGTTTTCCATAATGATAAAAATCTTTTAAATTATCGCAAAATTCTTTTTCGTACTCATGAAATAATATTTTTTTATAGGCATTTATATCGATTAGATAATATTTGTCAGTTTTTAAGCAGACTTTTTCAAGTAGATTGAATAATAATTTTGATGGAACATCTGTTTTGAAAACCTGACTAGACATAAAATTCAGTTATAATTAATGTATATTTAATTTCGGTAGTATATTAATAATTTCCTAAAGTCTTAAATACCATACTTTATTCTTCAGCGGCAGCCTGTTCAGCGGCAGCCTGTTCAGCAGCAGCCTTCTCAGCAGCAGCCTTCTCAGCAGCAGCCTGTTCAGCAGCAGCCTTCTCAGCAGCAGCCTTCTCAGCAGCAGCCTGTTCAGCAGCAGCCTTCTCTGCAGCAGCCTTCTCAGCTGCAGCCTTCTCAGCGGCAGCCTTCTCTGCTGCAGCCTGTTCTGCAGCAGCCTTCTCAGCGGCAGCCTTCTCAGCGGCAGCCTTCTCAGCGGCAGCCTTCTCTGCAGCAGCCTTCTCAACGGCAGCCTTCTCAGCGGCAGCCTTCTCAGCGGCAGCCTTCTCTGCTGCAGCCTTCTCAGCGGCAGCCTTCTCAGCGGCAGCCTTCTCTGCTGCAGCCTGTTCTGCGGCAGCCTTCTCAGCAGCAGCCTGTTCAGCAGCAGCCTTCTCTGTAGCAGCCTGTTCAGCGGCAGCCTGTTCAGCGGCAGCCTTCTCTGCAGCAGCCTTCTCAATGACCGTATCCTCATTGGTTAATGATGTTCGCTGAGCCATGTTTGTACGACGTCTACCAAAAGTATTCAACAAGAATTCCATCTTATATAATTTTAAAACATTAAATTATTGCGATATTTACTAAACTACAACAATTGTTATGTATTTTTGTGTAATAAATTGTAAATATTATTGGTCATCAGGCTTAGTTCAATATTATCTTCATGTATGTTGTGAAAAATAGAAATGTATTTACACAATAAAATTGTAATTTCATATCGAATCGTCTGTTCTAAGTTTTCACAATTTTTTGTATAATGGAATAGGTAATCTAAAATATCTATCACGGAATAACCATAATCATAAATTTCGTTCAATGTTTCAATGCTTTTATGTAAATTTTTATTTTTCAAATCACTGTAATACCTATCGAAATGTTGGTAAGAAATTGTAGAACATAGTTTTTCGCAATCTGACACTGTCAGTTCATGATTATATATAAATATTTTTTCTAAATGATTTATCAATATGCGAATTGAACCGTTTGAAATATTCAATAAATATTCCTTCACGTTCTCGTCAATGCTAATATTTTCAGACGAAATAATTTTTTCAAGAGTATGCGAAATGTATTCCGGAGTATGCTTTGGAATAGTTACAATATGTAATCTCGATTGTATACTTTCAATAACTTTTTGAATATTTGTACACACAGTAATGAAGTGGATATTTTTAGAATACTTATCAATGTAATTTCGAAATACCTGTTGGCTTTGTTCGTTAATGGAATCAATATCATCAATCAACACTAATTTTTTTTTGCCATATATGGCACTTCTAGATTGACAAAAAGTTTTCATTTCATTACGAAAATAGTGAATGCCCTGTTCTTTTAGATTATTGATAAATAATGTGTTGTTTTCAGGAATACTTTGTTTTTCACTTAATCCATAATATTCTCTAGCAAGACAGTTCAAAAGCGTCGTTTTACCAGAGCTAATCCCCCCTATAAATAACACATTCAGGTTATCAAACTCAATAAGACTGTTTATGGTGTTTAAAAATGATGATTCGTTAGTGAAATTCTTTATAAAATACGGTTTATATTTAGTAATCAGCGTATCATATACTTTCATTGTATTATGCAATACAAATATATCTATATAACATTTATGAAAAATATTATATAAACCATTTAGTATAGTATATTCATATGTCTAAAGAGACCCATTATGATGTACTTGGCATAAAGCCGACTTCTACAGATAGTGAAATTAAAAAGGCTTATCGCAGTATGTCATTGAAATACCATCCAGATAGGAATCCAACGGACGAAGCAAAAACAAAAATGCAGGACATTACCGGTGCATATGAAATATTGGGTGACCAGGAATCAAAAAAAAAGTATGATATGCAGTTGAAATTTGGAGGAACGAATGCGCCAAATATGAACGAGTTTGACGATATCAATAATATATTCAACATGATGTTTCAGGGCTTTCCTGGCATGGCACAACAAATGCAAGGTAATCCAAACATCCGCGTTTTTCATAACGGAATGCAGAACGGCCAATTTAATGTTAGAACAAATTTCCAGCATATTCGCTCGCCCGACCCAATAAATAAGCGCACATCTATTACTCTTGAGCAGGCATACAGTGGATGTATTGTAGAAATTGAGATAGAACGTATATTGGAAACAAATCAGGAAATAAAAAAAGAGATTGAGACCATGTACATAAATATACCATCTGGGATATTGCACAACGAAACGGTTACGTTGCACGAGAAAGGAAATACAATAGATAGTAAACATGGGCATATAAATATAACCGTCTCAGTAGAAACCCACCCCGAATTTATAAGACAAGGGCAAGATATAATCATGAAAAAGACAATATCTTTGAAAGAATCTCTATGTGGATTTTTGGTAGAATTCACATATTTGAATGGCAAAAAACTAGCGTTGAATAATAATGAAAACCATACAGTTATAAAACCTGGTTATAAAAAAGTTATTCCTGGAATGGGTATAACCAGGGAAGGCAGGACCGGAAATTTTATCATACATTTTGATGTCGAATTTCCAAATGTACTCTCAGAAGACATTCGCACTCAACTAATGGGTATTTTATAATCATGTTATGAATAATATAATATGATTTGCAGTTTAATTATTGATGCGTTTCGTTGGAATTTCAACATCTACGATATAAATCGAGTTCTCTGTCATAATAATATACTCTGTACCTACTTTGTAAATTTTTGAAATAGGACTGGTATACTCTTCTTCGCTTTTGACCAATAGTTTCTCTTCGTCTTCTTTAACCCCGATAAGAACTACCTTCTCTAGGGACGTAGTCCAATAGTCCATCATCACTGGTTTGTCTTCCACGATAGATAGTTTACATGCATGCTGTAGTGTTTTTACATCGGGTAATCTATAACCAGATGATGTAGTAGAATTATTCTCGACTTTTTCCATATATATCTAAAAACACGATTATGACTTTAAATACATTATCTATTAAAGTATATTTATCTATTTTTTTTCTACAAAAAAAGATTAGTAAAATAAACATACCAATCGTGAGTTATGTACGAGTGGGTAGGGTTTCAGCGATAGTGATAATTTTCTTTCGAAGTTTTACTTTTTTTTCTTTTGCAGGGCCAGTATCACCTGGTACAGAAATATTAATAAATTCATCATGTAACAACTGCTTTATATAGTCGTAAACGAATCTTAAAATTTTTTCAGTACAATTCCCTACAATAAGACAGCTTCCTGTTCGAAATACCATGAACGATATTTCCGTGTATTTTTTATTATCATCCAATTCATATTGTTTCATCGCACGGTCGTCTTCGTCAATGAGCCCTTTCTGTATCTTGCTATCGAACGGTTTATGGTTGTTGAAATAAAATTTACATTTTACACCTGGATAACTACAAGGGTCGTATGCGGTTTCAATCCTATATTTATCACCTTTGATAATTGTGTACAACTTATCCCGGTTTATAAAATATCCACAATTGAAGTTTGAGTTGATTAATACGTTTTCTTCTGTATTTTTTTCAATATAATACAATTCCTCGTCCGTATGTGGACGAATAAATTCAAGTACCAATGCCTTGACATCATTCAATAAATGGTCATTCAATACTCCCGGTATTTCTAATTTACCGGTATTAAATACCTTGACATGAATTTCTTTGTATTGACCCTCGTATAAAAATCGAATGATAAGTGCAAAACAATTGTAAAATGCATTTTTTACCTTCCCTCTGCAATTCATAATATCTTTTTTCGATAGCCCGATTGTGATTTTTCTTTCATCTTTAAATTTGATTCTACGTGCACTAGGGTTTCGTATTTGTTTAATAATGTGTTCATTGTAGTATTTAAGCTCTTTCAACTGTTCGGAATATTCTTCAAATTCTTCGGGTGTTTTTGATATGATTTTCATTTGTTTTTTCACTATCCCATTAGTAGGAATAGTATAATCTAATATCGGCAACTTCCAAAATACTGTATATATATCTATAGCCCTGTTCAGAAACAATACTTTGGTTGTTGTAGATATATACAATTCTTCACATATTGGTACGACATCCGGATTTATAGAACTATCCTCCTTGTTTATTTTAAATGTGATATCATCGCTACTACCATTCAGGAATAGATTCCACTCGTCATCTATACTTGTCATTTTTAAAATAATATAGATAGCTTTATGTTGTTCTACGAATCAATTTTTGTACTATACAATTGCTGCAGTTTGAGTATTAGATATTTCATTGCATTTTGAATATTCAATTCGTTGATATGCAATACATTACCAACTACTGTTAAAAATTCGCTGGAAACCATTTTCGGATAAGTTCTTATAACATAATTCAGATATTTCTTTAATATGCTCTTTTTATCCGTATTGTGCTGTATACTTATATCATGAATATATGTAATTATCGTTTTCTTATCTATATTTTCCAACAAATATGTGTGTATTCTTTCTAATATTCCATTCGATAAAACATAATCGTAGTTTGCAGTACTATCTTTGTTCAATTGTATGTAATTTATCATACTCCGAATATCTGAATTGTATACTTCTAATAATTGGTTTATCTGAGCATCATTCACATTTATTTGTTCATTTTTACATATGTTTCTTATAAAATCCCCTGTATCTTTTCTGGGCAATTGGTTGAACCGAATGCATATAAATTCGTTTTTTAAAGATTCATCTATTTTGCTAATATAATTGCAAATTAAACAAAACCTAACATTATAATTACACGATTGCAATAAATATTTCAGCGCCTGTTGAGCATTCTTTGTCATGTAATCTACCTCGTCGAGTATAACAAATTTTATACAGTTTTCGAAAAAGTTATTCGTCTTTACAAATTGTAAAATTTGGTTTCGAATAATATCAATGCCTCGTTCATCTGATGCATTCAGATGAATTACGGAACCTTTGCTATTCTTTGTATACCGCTTGTTATATTCGTTTATTATGTTTATAATTGACGTTGTTTTTCCTGTACCAGGTGGCCCATAAAATAATAAATTTGGGAAATATTTATTCTTCAAAATATTTTCAAATACTTGCCTGTTCATTTTATCTAATACGATATTATCGAATGTTGTTGGTCGATACTTTTCTACCCATGGTATATTATCAATAGATTGCATTGAATTATTAATATCATTTTATTTATGTGCTTATACTACAATATAATTTTCTACAAAAATTGAATAAACACTTGCCCTTTTATTTATCTAATGACTTCACATTCATCTACTGACATGTCTACTGGGTTTCTTGAAATAATTTTGGGACCAATGTTTTCAGGGAAGACTACCCGTCTTATTGAAATATATAATAAATATAATCGCTCGTCGAAAAAAATTAGTGTCATTAATTATTCTATGGATACTAGATATCATGATAAAATGTTATCCACTCACAATCAGGTAATGATTCCATGTATATTTTCTAGCACCATTCACAGTTTGTTAGATAGTCCTGTTATCAAAGATGCTGATATCATATTGATTAACGAGGGTCAATTCTTCGAAGATGTGTACGAGTCTGTAGTAGAACTTGTTGAGAAGATGAAAAAAAAAGTATATGTATGTGGGTTGGATAGTGATTTCAAAAGAAATAAATTTGGAAATTTATTGAATCTCATTCCTTTGTGTGACAATGTTGTCAAATTGCATTCTAACTGCAATCAATGCGATAATGAAGCTATCTTTTCATATCGTATCACAAATGAAACTAGTCAGGTAGCAATTGGGTCAACCAATTATATTCCTTTATGTCGTTGTTGTTATAATAAAATGGGCGAGGAAAGTTAATTGCATAAAAACATTTGTGAAACAATATAAATATTATATGCATTTTTTTACAATAACCATGGATACTATAGTAGATACCACAGAACCCATCAAGAAAAAGAGAGGACGTAAGAAGAAATCTGAAATTGAAAATCAAACTGTACCTGATGTTCCAGAAGAACCACCTATTCCTAAAAAGAGGGGGCGCAAACCAAAAGGGGGGAAACTTATTGTTAAACCCATAGAAAATATGGATGATATCCATCAAACTACAAATGTTATTTTGCATCTGAAATGCTGTCTTGACGATATTAAAGAGTATAGTGATGCTAATAATAATTTGAACGACCCCTTAGCATACAAACCGGTTGTGCCTCCAAATATAATGGCCTACGACAATGACACTTTATTCAAATCTTATAATTTAATCGACGATAAAAACAATGCAAATGTTCCTGCATATGATAATGAAAAAAATGTTACACACATTGATATCTGCAGCAAATGTCAGTCCAATGTGCATGATGTAAACTTAGAAGAGGAAGATTTACATTTGAGTCTGAAAGATATTAATTTCAAATTGAAAGAACTAAAATTACAATTATACAAAGATTCTAATCCTGATAAAAAATCCGCCTGTTTCTGGTGTACTTATGAATTTGATAATCCATCATGTTATATTCCAAAATATGAAATAGATGGTAACACAACTGGCTATGGTTCCTTTTGTAGACCAGAATGTTCCGTTGCGTATTTATTGAAAGAAAATATTGACGACTCTGCCAAATTTGAAAGATATCAACTTCTAAATCGTATCTATGGTAAGGTTTATAATTATAAAAAGAATATTCGCCCTGCACCAGACCCTCATTATCTGTTAGATAAATTTTATGGCAATCTTAGTATACAAGAATATCGCAAATTGATGAAATCTGAACATATGCTTCTAATCATCGATAAACCACTTACTCGAATACTACCAGAACTTCACGAGGATACCGAAGATAGCAACGACCGATATAATAAACCGGGTAATGCTAGCAAAACGTCTGGGTACAAAGTGAAAAGACAGAGTGAAAAACTAAAGGGTCCTTCTAAAAATGAGATTATGCGCGAAAACTTTGGTTTTTAATACATTGAACTTGCGTAAAACTATATAAATATAGTTTATTAAACCCTATATTTATATCATGCAATGTATTTCATGTTTTTTGATGGGAGGTTTGGGAAACCAATTGTTTCAAATATTTGCGACGATTGCTTATGCAAAAAAACATAACTGCACGTTTGTGTTTAAGTATTCGAAAGAATTACTTACGGGAGCATTACGATATACTTTTTGGGATACCTTTCTCAAAGACCTCATTGGATATACTACGTATGGTTCTAATAACAGCCTTCTCGTTCCATATATCGATAACTTTCCTAGATATAATGAACCAGGGTTTCAATACACTCCTTTTCCTTATGTTGATAACGTCAAATATCTATCATTGTTTGGCTATTTCCAGAGTTATAAATACTTCCAGGATTATTGGGGTGATATCAAAACTATGATAAATTTAACCTCGCAACAAACTAGCATTTATAATGATAATAAACAATTGATGGAAAACAAATACAATATAAGTATGCATTTTAGGTTAGGTGACTATAAAAATAAACAGCATATTCATCCGGTAATGAAGGAAAACTATTATATAAATGCTTTGAGTATGATACTAAAAAAAATATCTCATCGAGACGATATACAGGTATTGTATTTTTGTGAAAAGGAAGATATACCTATTGTAAACCTGATGATTCAAACTATCAACGCTACCCACAAAACCATTGCCTTTGTAAGGGTGGATAATGAAATTTGCGACTGGCAACAAATGCTACTTATGTCGTGCTGTGATTCAAATATTATTGCTAATAGCACGTTTAGTTGGTGGGGAGCTTATATGAACGAAAACGCTGATAAATGTGTTTGTTACCCATCTCTATGGTTTGGGAAAAGTCATGGTGTTAAAAGTCTACATGATTTATTCCCCCCTTCATGGCATAAGATAGTTTGTTAAATAGAATAAAGAATCATACTTTATTCTATTATAAAATTGACAATATTATTGCCAATACAATAGAGGTACATAGAATGATGAAGTCGCATAATTATAAGGAAAACTACAAAGCTCTTTTCGAGCTGCCTATTGTGAAGAAGTTGATACGCAAAAATGAAAAACTACAAAAGGAAAATTACTCGTTGAAAAATCTAATTTATTCATTGCCTGAGTTTCGCAGGGATGACTGTAAATGTTGTACAAATAAACAACCCGACCGACCGGTACATGTAAAAAAGGAGCCTCTTGATATTATTGATTTGACCAAAGATACTGACATTGACAATGAAAATATTACGTATAGTTTTGATAAGAAAGATGAACGAGTTCGTGAAGATAGAATATATACAGACGAATATGAAACAGCTTTTATCAACAGACCTACTATTCAGTATCAGGAAAGGGATGAGGATGAGGATGAGGATGAGGATGAGGAAGTTGACGTATATTATCAGAAATATAAATGTAATAAATGTGGGTTTATTACAACAAACGATTATCCTGATTGCACAAAATGTAAAAAAAAATATTGCATGTTAGCTATTACAGATGATACTGAAGAAGAGGAATCAGTAGAAGCCGAGGAGGAGGAAGATAGATACGTTACATGTGATTCATGTGCCATTTCTGTAGATTGTCATAAAAATTCTATCCATATCGTGTATAAAAGCGAATCTAGTAATATGACAGACGAGAAAACACTATGTACACTGTGTTTCCAGGAACAAGAAGATAGTCTTATTGAACTGGGATACAAATGTGATGACTGGAGCATTGAGGAGGAGGAGGAAGAGGAGGAAGAATCAGTAGAAGCTGAGGAGGAGGAGGAAGCTGAGGAGGAGGAAGAGGATGAGGAGGAGGAAGAGGATGAGGAGGAGGAGGAAGAGGAGGAGGAATCAGTAGAAGCTGAGGAGGAGGAGGAGGAGGAAGCCGAGGAGGAGGAATCAGTAGAAGCTGAGGAGGAGGAGGAGGAAGACGAGGAGGAAGACG